GCCTTTTGAATAATACTCATATCATGTTTAGAACTTTCCTCCAAACGACTTACAACTGCAAATAGTGCAGCCAAAAATGTAGTATGTGGGGCAATGTGCTTTGCAACCGATTCACTATTATAGAAGTGGTCATAAATGCGTTGCTCTTCAGAAATCTTGAGAAGGTATGGAATATCCACCTTAATTGTTCTATCACGCAATGCTTCCATGAACTTATTATTTTTCAACTTTTCAAACTCAGCATTGTTGGTGTGACCAAGAATAACTTCATCAATAGGTACTTGATTAAAACGTCTTGGTTTAACACGATGCTCTTGAGTTGCACCGAGAAGGTCATACAAAAACTCAGTTTGCAACTTGAGAATTTCTTGAAACTCAATGATACCACGATTTGATACCAAAAACTCTCCGTCAAAATCAAATGCCCTTGGGTCACTTTCACTTCCATATTCTGCCAACTTGCGATAATTAATATCACCAGTAAGTTCAGTTGCATCTTGTGACTTTTCGTCTTTGGGTTGGAATGTTCCGATTCCTACACGATTCTTTTCAGAAAGCACAACCCGACGTACTACTACATGGTCAAGAACCTTTCGATAGTCACCTTTGTACTTTTCCATCAAATTACTATAATAGAATTCATTTACAGGATTTAACGAACCATCAAGACGAATTTGATAATCTGATTCAGATATTGAGTTGTTTAGTCTACCTATAATTTCTTCTTTGGTTTGCTCTGGAAGTAACTTAAGAGGTTCTTCGTTCATGGGACACGGAACAATTTGCTCATTTCCATCCTTATCAGATACTTTCCAACTGAAACTATACAACGCACCTTCATCTGTTTGTGAATACTCTTCAAGACCCTTCTTGATAGCTGTGACTATTGTTGACTTACTACTACCTACTGGACCATGCAAAAGCAACACACGACGTTCTGGACCGTAATGTCTACTTGCACTCTTAAGAGTGTCCATAAATTCCATTAGATTTTCTTCAAGACCATAAATAGAAATGTCACCACGACCCTCGAAAAATTTATACTTTACAAGTGTCCTCTTGCAATATGTCTCTTCACGGGTTCCATATGACATCACCATGTCGTACATACGTTGATAAGCATTACGCACAATTTTTGGGTTTTGTTCTACCAATTCAAGGTACTCCCAAAAAGTTCCAGTCCAATTCAATTTCCGATAATCTGCAACAGATTCCTTGTTTTCTTGTCTGATAATGGACGCCAAACTCTTAGTCTTTTTAGACTCATTTTTTGAAGATTCTTTTTTATTTTCCATATTCATATAACCCTATTTAATTTTTTGTTGTAAGTCAAACTATAAATTCACATTAATCATACCTTTATGATTTTAAATAATTTCGTAGAGACCATTCTGTATGATGTCTCGTCTGTCAATAATATACAATTTTTATACTGATTCCAATCCACCGAATAATTGTGGTCAATTACTCCACCGTTTAAATCTTTTATAAGAGCATTCAATGAATTTATTGTATATAATGTATTGGTATCTTTTTTTCTATGTACACTTATTGTGTCTTCATAGAACATATTTCCATTTACTGTACTCGGATCTATGTTATATGTCAACATCAAACTATCTAAATCATCTATATTCTGCAAAGTGTAGACTTTACCAAACAATATGTCGTAAAAATTAACGAGTTCGTTAACGACATCGGAATATTCATCCGTTGAAGTGAAAGTGCAAAGTAGCTGTGTTTTCATCTAATCATAACCCTTATTTAGTATATAAATATGGGGTTATATTCTCAAACACTCACTTCGCGCAAATCTCCATAAGTTGCTCCCACATAAGTTCGTATGGGATAATCACCATTAGGATTCATTGTTTTCTTTAATTCTGACACCAACTGGAACTCGTTTTTGGGTATATCAAACAAAAACGCATCGTATGTGTACAATACACATTGTGTAGTTTTGTCGTTCAGATACTCAAATATATTTTTCAGAACTTGGCAATTGCGTTCAGTCTCGGCGGATTGAAGAAGGTAATTGAAAACTTTGTACGAGTTTGTTTTGTCATCAAAAATTGAAGACTTTAATTTTCTTTTGTAAAACCAAGTTTCAACATATCCATTTTGTTTATAGAAGTTCCATGTTTCATCTACGAAGTCAGCAATTCTTGCCATGAACGGAACATTGTCACGCACATCATCGGTGATTCCTCCGTAAATCAAATTGAAAGTAATCTTCTTGGACAAATCATATTCTTCTTCAGTTAATTCGTCTTTTCCATGATACAACTTTCCCAAATATCCGTGCAAAGATTCATTGGGTAAATCAAAATTAACATGATTACCAAACAAACGAAGGTGATAACTTTCGTAATCCATCATAACGATTGCTCCGTCTTTTCCATAACGACTTACAAAACAATCTCTGTCACCTGTCTTTTTATTCAAGGCCGCATAGTTGACATTTCCAAAACGATTACTTGGACGAGATGTAGGTGTGTGTAGATTATATTGAGTATAAACGCATTGATTTTCATCTACCAAAGAAGCATCACCCAATTCAAAGTTGTTTACATACAATCCACCTTTTTCGAGTTCACACAATACTTCAGAGAACTCAGTTTCATACTGACTCATTTCTAAATCCATTGATTGTACAGAAGAATAAAAAAGTTTGAAGGTATCCTTGAAACTTTTTATCATTTGCATAATTGGCACAGACCTTGTATCTTTGCAACGAAACTTTTCCACTTCAATTGTATTCAAAGTTTCCGAGTAAATACACCACCCTATGTCCACGCAATTTTTCATCGTCACGTAATGCAACAAATTTTTTCTGTTTAATACGTACTTTTTACACTCGGTGTTTGCAATAAGTTCAAGTGTTTCAACTTTTGTCGGAATACAATCAGGATGAGAAAACGAAATTACATAAACTTCGTCTTTGTCAAAATGACGAATCATTGCCACAAGTGGTTCGTTTTTAATAGGATGTACATTGAATCTGTCAAATACATGAATAAAGCATTCACCTGATTTCAACAAACCAAGTAGTTCACTTACATCTTTTCCAGTTTCAATAAATCGCATAGATATACTATACGTTACTTATTATAGTTTGTCAATCTGCTTTGTAAAACTCAAGTAAATCTTGCAGTCCTAATTTTATTCCACTTTCTTGTTCTGCTTGTGATACCTTTACAGAGTTATAGTTGAGAACTCCCGCTTCTTGTAGAATTCCATCTTCAGAATATACGTCGTTTATGCTTCCAGCAATTTGCCACGGAACTCTTACACCTACATAGAACGGTGACATTTTCACTCCGTTTTCAAATGAACTTTGTTCTACTTCAATCACTTGTGCATTTTTATCATTTGATTTTTTTGCGAAATATCTAAACATAAATTTTTCAGCATACTCTTCTTCAGTTGGTTGCGGAATATACAATTCAGGAACATACGCAAGTAGTTTCGGACTTACTTTCGTTCTAGAACCCATCATGTTAATATAAGTAATTTTTGACTTGTGCTTCTGAGCATCTTCTGTTGTCATTTCAATTTGATTATCGTTTTCCATTACTTCTCACCCTTTAATAAATCATTTGAGTTTGGTGCAAACTGAGCAGTTATATCTGTTTTCCAATCATTTCCTGAAATTGAGTGCTTTACCGAAGTAACTCTCCACACACCGGTCATATAATATTGAGTTGGTACTCCTGTACAATTAAATACATCCCACAATCTTATTCCTTCAATTCCATCAAGTTGTATATTCAATTCAATTCCTGCCAATGCCATATTGTACTTAACACAATTCTTAGGATTTCTATCTTTTTTAAGAAGACTTTTCATGCGATTTTTATCGGGATCAACAAATTCAATATCAATAACCTCACCTCCAAAATCCATCAATCTTTGACCTTGCTTTGATTCACCCATCTTGGACTCGGAAAAAACTTCACCAGTAACGGAAGTTGCACCGTCATATACACGAATGCCCATAATAAATTTTTCTTCGGATGGAATTTTAGCATCAGCTTGATTATTTGCAGCGTCATCTTGTGTACCTGCAACATCGTCTAGTGGTGGTTTTGCTTTTTTTAAAATTCTATCTGCATCTTTTCTTGCATAAAATGCCGAATCTCCGTCTGATTTTTCTCCTCCATACAAAACCATACCCGCAACTTCTCCGGGAATACTTACATCGCAACTCATAGACCTAATTATGCTATTTTTTTGATGTGCCTTGAATATAAAAGTTTTATTAGTACGTTGAACTTCATCAACTGTATTTGATGAAAAATTTCTATCTTCGATTGTTAATTTCGTATTATTTGGACTTGCTGGATCTTCACCAACCAAGTGAAAATCCCAAATACCACCTGAAGCATTGGACATTCTTTTTAAAATAGAACTCAAAATAGTTGTGGCAGTTTGATTGTTTTTTACTGCTTCTTTAACGATTTTTAAATTCACAAACAAATCTTGTATTCGTCCTGAATATCCAAGTGTTTGATTTTGCTTGTCTGATTTATAGTCAGGAAATGGATCAACACGATAGTCATCTTGTGTAGTCATTTCCTCGTCATCTAACTCTGGATGCAAAGTCATTAATAAATGTAAATCGTCTCTTGGAGACTTTTTCATAGCTTCATTCAAATCTGTTATTGTACCTGGGCCCATGTTATTTAGTTGCTCAACCATTGAAATAAACGCAGCTTCCATTGCATCATCTTTTTTCTCATCGTCGAAGAATTTTCCTTCGTTGATAGGATCATCTTCGAATGGTCCCCATCTATCTCCTTCACCACCCAAACCAATTGTAGTTCCATCATACTGTTCTGTATTGTGTCGGGGTGCCATACCATTCGGAATCAATAGCACGTCACCGTCTGTTGATTTAATATTGGGATGAGCAGTACATCTTTTGTGTTTTATTACAAACTCCCACATACTGGCACCGGTTTTCTCGGACTCTCTTGCAAAAAAAGCATTTATTATATCAACCAAATAACCCAATGTAATATACTTACCATCACTTGGTGATCCTGCAAAATACTGCTTATTATTTTCTGTTCCAAACAAACCACCTCCTATATTACCAAAACTGAAATATCGTCCGTGACCTTGAAGACTATTATTACTATTACGTTTTTGCCGTCCATCCATTTTTTCAATACTTTTTTGATAATTATCCAAATCAGAAAAACTTTCATTAGTATCACCTGAAATAATATCCTCAAGATGATCATTTACAAAAACTTCTAAATCCAATACACGTTCATCTAAACGTTTTCCACCTGCATCCTCTGCTTGACTTGCTGATTTATTAAGTTGAGTTGCGAATTGTGCCATACTTAAAATCTCAACCGTACAATCATATCCACCTGTATCGTTTATGCTATATGTGAAATTGGAAATCATCCCACAAGTAAACGAATAATTTCCCTGACCCTCTCTAAGTTGTCGGCACGCTAGTCTGGTTGAATTCCATATGCCTACAAGACCCGTGCCGTCTTTGACAACATAATCGATTCCGTCTTTTATGTCTGACGGTGTCAAATCTGGTAATGCTCTATCCGGGTCACTTTGTCTTACACGATTTATTTGATTAAGTTCTCGTAATGCATCTGATTTCTTTCCTTTACCTGCCTCCTTGGATGCATATGTTGGTGGTGAGCCTACATCACTTATGTCAATCAAGGCAGCTCTTGGAAAAGTATTCCAACCCCACTCTACCAACAAAGTGTTACCAGTTTGAAAAAAGAAAGAACTTATATAATCAAGTTGAGCTCGACTATGAGCACTAAATTTTATTGTAGTTTTTCTTTGTGCTTTTCCAGGACCCATTTCTTCTGAATCAATTTCTGTGATGTTTGGTGGTGGTCTGTGGGTAAAATCTGGTTCTCTTAAAATATGTGGATTTTTGTTACAATCAAAACCAAGAACCGTTTCACCAGGGTCTCGTTTAAAATCTCCGTCATTCGTTTCACCAAATCCATACATATCATCAAAATTATCAACTCCGTGTAATACAAATCCCTCAAATTCCTTGCCTTCAATTGTTTTTATGGTGTTTGAAACCACCCTACACCAAGCAGTCTTTGGTCCTTTGTATGTTTGACCAACATACGAGTCACTTAAAAACATCTCTGCTGTTCTTGGTTTTTTATCATCGTAATCTAATTCATCAGGACTATGTGTGATGAAAGCTGCGTCCATGATACTTCCTTCCATAATTTGTCGGTGTGCGTATTCCCCTTTAACAGTACTGAATACTCCGAAGTTATGTTCTCTTCTCAAAAACTCAGCACGAACCCAATTTCTAATATGAGTCATGGAAGGATACGCACGATCCGTTTTTTCATCTAATCCAACTGACATTGCTTCTTTAGGATCAAGCCATTCTGGTAGTTTGTTTAGCAGGTCTTGAGTAGCAGCTTCCTCGGATTCAAAAAACGGAGCAATTGCACCAGCTGCTTGTTTAACTGTATCAACTGCATCTCCGAGCATATCTCCGAGCATAGAACCGAAACTACCACCTCCAGAAGACCCAAACGGATTTTTAATGTTTGCACTGTTGTTGAATCCACTTTTTACGTCATCTAAAAATTTACCAAGCATATCTTTATACCTTAGAGTTTATTTTGTTGTGGTCAACCAAAATTTCACTTAATGCTCTAGGAATTCTAATTTGAGTTCCGGGTTGAATATACATAGTACCAGCAACATTATTTGCAGCGGCAAGTACCCACCAATGATTTGGATTTTCATAAAATTTAAATGCAAGATGGTCAAGTCGTGTTCTTTCTACAATAACCAAATATATATCAGATGGTCTTTTTTTGATACGAGGAAGTAATGTTGTTCGTAATGCTCGTTTTCCGTTTCCCAAACTATTTAACTTTGTTGATTTATATCGCATAATTATCCTCCGAAATCTGCGGGATTTTTTGGGTATGAATTTAAAGTTTCGTTGAAGTTTGTTTTCAAATCACTATCAGTTTTACCACGTGATCCGTACATTCCACTTGGACGTTCTTCGGCACTATCACCAAAGTGACGATTCGTTGTTTCTGGAAGTCTTTTTTCAAGGAAAGTCATTGATACCGATAGTTCACATTGTGTGGGATATTTTGCCGTTCTAAGACCTTCTTTTTCTCGTTTTATAGTTTCATTCAAATAGTCGTATTTCTGATGTTTGCCTGTATGTGAATTATTTGTTAATTCCCACTGTCCTTCGTTTGGTAAATTTACCGCAACCGATGTTATAATTGCTGGTTGATTTCTGTATATGTCACCTAAATTAAATTTAACCAACGGAGGTTCAATAAACGATGAACCTGAATTCTCCGTAGTTGCGTTGGTGTACCTAGCAGGTTTCGTCAATCCACATAAATGATTTATGCGTTGCCACATAGGATGAAGTTCTTCAACACTAAATGCGTGTGCCATAAATGAAATAGAAAACGTTCTACCACAACCTCCATATATTTGAGCTGCATCTGCTCGGCCAAGGTAATTTACTGCATTGTAGGTTGCATCAAATTGGTCAGACATAGATAAAATCAAAGCACGAAATGGAATATACTTTTTATTAACAAGATCATGGAAATATAATGCTATAAAGTCAGAGTGTTCAAGTTCTTCACGAACTTTGAGTTCATCATTACTAACGTCTAAAACACTCAACTCATTGAATTTATCTATTCTGTCGTTTACACTTCCATTAACAAATCCAGAGTATTTTGGCATTCTCATTTTTCCATCGTGTTGGAATCCTTTGTTTTTTCCAGTTTTGTAGTCACTTTCGTATGCTTTTGTGTTATCGATACGACCACTTTTAACAGAATAGTTTTCTACAAGTTTATCTATATCATCTTTGGTTTTTATATCATTAAGACGTTGATCTTGTTCACCTTTGAGTCTACCAAGTGCATCGTTATATTGTGTTTTAAAACTATCGTATTGTTGTTTTGCTCTGCCACGTTCTTTTGCAGAATGTAGTGGAGCAGACGAAGATGCGTTGTTATTAAAATCTACAACCGCAGGTTGTTGTAACACTGCACCACCACGAACGACTTCACCGATTTCCGTTTCTTCTATTCTATTACTATATGAATTATCTCTACGGTCTTCTATGGTTTGCCCCAAGGAACTTGGTGGTTCTGCAACTTGCCCTAAAATTCCATCTGCTGATTTATTTGCAGCTTCTGTTTTTGTTGGTACGGCAGTAGATGGGAAAGGTTTATGAACATTCGTTATTTTTTCACGTGCTTGTTGTTCATCTTTTGCAGTAGTATCTTCTCCTACACTTCCATCTAAACGAACTTGCATATCTTGTCTTGGAGTTACGGTTTCATAGGGTGTTTCTCGTTTTTCGGAAATGGTTGATGTTAATGTATCATTGTTTCCTGTTTGAGTTCCTTCTGGTAAAAGTGGTTTGTGAACATCTTTTATTTTTTCACGTGCTTGTTGTTCATCTTTTGCAGTATTATCTGGTTCTACACTTCCTTTTAAACGATTCACCATTTCCACCGGATCAGTAGCAAGACCTTGAGTAAATTCTCTTACACCTGTTTGTGCGTTGTATACCTCACCCTCACCTTGGTCATATGCTCTTGTTTCAGGACTATACTTTGCAGGTTTAAATCCAGCATTAGGTGGAACTGGAATTCCATTTAGTCCTCCTCCAGCACCTTCATCATTGTTCATTATATACAAGTTTTCTAAATAAGATTTGCTTGTATCAATTCCATAAGTTGGAACCGTACGACCACCTGATAAAAAGTTAGGACCATCTCCTGCCTGAGCAATTCTGTTTTGCATTTGCAATGATTTTCTATCAATGGGTTGTAAACCAGCGTTTTGATTACTTCCACCTAAAAGAGCTCTTTTGAGGTCTGCTTCTATTTTTTTGCCTATTTCGTCAAATAAACCCATATACTTGTAAATATGAAAGTATATATTTTTTTATATTATTGTTCAGCAGCCGCAGCCAGTCCCTTGCTGACTTTTTTGCTATCAAGATACACCGCTATTCCACCACTTTTCATCAATGAAATAAGTTCAACTAAATTATTTTCTACACCAGATACATCAACTTCACTTCCACCTCCAACTACAGGTGCTTGTGTAGCAGGTTGATTTACCGTTGCAAGAGTTTCTGTAACACTTGGTGCAGTTGCTGGTGACGGAAGTTCAAATCCTGCACCTGCATTACTTTGTGTTGATTCAATTCCTTCAGTAATTGATTGTGACAATACTTCGTTTGATAATGTTACAGGACTTGCATTTCTTTCAAGTAATCTATTTTCTGCTTCTGCGTCTTGAATCAAATCCAAATCAAACAATGAACGTTCTAGTTGTCTATTGAATGAAGATGCAGCCAATGCTTTGTTTGAGTTGGAAAGACCTCTCATGGCATCGTTTGTCATCTCCATTTTCATTTTAAACCTATCTGCTCTAGCAGTTTCAATTTCTCGATTCAGTTTTTGAAATTGTTGTTCTTCAACCTGCGTTGCAAATGTAAGTTTAGAATCAGGATCAAGTGGGTCTGCTTGAGTAACTGCTTGATTCGTCAAATTTACCATTTTGACTGACAACTCATCTATTTTATCGTTTGCAGCCTGTAATTGTTGCAGTCTATCTTCACCTCCAATTTTTTCAACAAAGTTTGCAAATATATATCCTTTTTGCGCCAAATCAACCGCAGTTTCTTGTTGTGTTTGTTGTTGTTGTGTTATTGATTGAGTTGGAGCTGTCGTGGTTTGTGTAACTTCTGAGATTGGTGTTGGTATATTCGCAGGACCTTCTGTGTTTGATACAACTTCACCAATTTCTGGTTGTGTTTGTTGTTGTTGTGTTATTGATGGAGTCGGAGTTGTCGTGGTTTGTGTAACTTCTGAGATTGGTGTTGGTACACTTGCAGAACTTTCTGCGTTTGATATAACCTCGGCAATTTCTGGTTGTTCTGATAATTTTTTCTCTGCTTCGTCTGTTTTGGAAACTAATCCAAGCATTGCCAACTTAATCAAACTAATATTATCAAGTGCTTCACCAAATTTTATTATCGATTCGGTTAGAGAATCAAATCCAGAAACTGCCACGGAAAAAATATCTGGATCAGAAATACACTTTAAAAATGATTTTATTGGATTTACTGATTCTTCTGTAATTTTGGTAACCGAGTTTGCCATATTGTTTATACTTGCACTAATGGTATCTAATATTGTCAATGAACCGACATCGATTGTTTCCAAGCAATGTATTAACATTTTTATACCACTTCCTACTGTTGCCAAACCTGCTACATTTACATCAGTAAATGCTTCTACGGAAGAACGAACATTTTGTAATGTACCATCAATTCCTTGTAAATTGCCCATAGACTCACCAAGTCTTATCATTTTGTCAATAGGACCTTCTTTGCTCTTTTCCACAGTTTCCGTTCCGAATAACTTATCGGATGCGGAGTTGAACATACCTGATAAGAATCCTCCGGCAGATTCAACAACTCCACCCGCTGCTTGTACCATTTGACCTTTACCAAGGTCTGACATAGCAGAACCTACTTCACGAATAACACTTGAAGCATCTCTCATTTTTTCCGAAGCATCGGAAATCATCAGCATTTTGTCAATAACAGGATTCAAACCTTCAGCAAACGAATTTATACCCGGTGCAGCTTCTCCAGCTGCATCTCCGAGTTTACCAATCGACCATGCCATAATTCCAACCGTAACTGCTCCCGCTGCAATTGCAGGTAACAAAAGAGCAAATCCGGCAAATGTTACTCCAAGAGCTCCAAATGCAAGTACATTTTCCATAGAAATCTTAGATAAAGATACAGCAAAACTATCAAATCCGTCCGCAAGTAAAGCAATACCAGGAGCAATAACATTTGAAGCAACTCCAAATCCCAATAGTGCAAACGTAACCGCACCAAGAGCAGCTGCTCCCATAACAATGAATGGGAACATCGCACCAAGAAATACAAACGCACCACCAAGTGCAAATATTACACCGACTTGTTCTAATGTAAGTTCAGACAACGAACCTGCCATTTTCACAAACGCATCAGCAACAAGACCCGCTGCATATCCTGCTATAAGAGCGGCAGCTGCAAATGGAATCATTGCAAGACCCAATGCTCCGATTGCCAACGCACCTGCTAATACAAATCCAATTATTGGAGGTGCTCCTAATATTCCTGCTACAATTGCAAGAAGTGAAATTGCACCTATTGCAGTAAATACACTTGGCCATGATACATCTGCAAACAAACCAAAAGCATAAGCAGCCGGAATAAGTGATAATCCAAGTAGACCTATCGCAACTGCACCTTTTATTATTTGTGGACCAGCCTTTCCTAACGCAACAGCTGCAAGTGTCATTGCACCGAGAACTATTGTTCCTTTCATTACAGAATCCCAACTTACGTTTGCAAACTCTTGAAATGCTTTTGCAGAAACAAACATTGCACCTCCTAATAAAAGCAACGCACCAGCTGCTTTAAGCATATTAGTTGCATTGAGATTTTTTAAACTATTCACCAAAGACTCAATACCCGTTCCAATTCCTTTAAATATTGCAGCGATTCCTTCACCAATACCCTTTGCCAAACCAGCAATACCTTTACCTATGCTTGTTGCTATATCTCCGATAGTTGAACCCACTTTCTTTAATGCATCACCGACACCACCCGCAATATTTTTGAGCATTTCTCCGACTTTACCAGATGCCGATGATGCCACTTCAAAGATTTTTTTGAAAGCTCCGGAAATTCCATCAGTAAACAAAGACATGATTGGTTTTATCATAAACTTAAACATAAGAAAACCACCAACTATACTACCTATAACTTTTCCAACCACATCTCCAGCATCACCTACCATGCCCAAAGCATTGCCAACCTCACCCAATGCGTCAACAACTGGTTTCAATGCGTTTGATATATAATCAATTGCTTTACCCAATAATTCAAACGGATATAAAATATAACCTATTACATCAAATATTGTACCTAAAATTGGAACTAACAATGCCATACCAACCTCAACCATTGGTAATAATTTTTCTCCGAGTTTTATCATCATTGAATTAAACTCGTTTTTAAGTTGATTCATTTTTTCTTGTTGGACTTGTTCTTTGAGTTGTTGCTTCATTCTATCGGCCGCATCTTTTGTTTCTCCTCCACGAAGTGCTTCAAGTTCTTTTTCTAATGCAATTGCTTCATCACCATACTTTGCTCTAAATGCGGCTTGGTCTTTTTCAGATTGCTCCATCTTCATTAGATTTTCCACACTTGTTCCAAGTGCTTCAGCAGCTGCTTTCTTTTGCAAGGCATTCATGTTTTCAAGACCACCCATTGATTTAAGGAGACGGCTTTGTTCTTTCATTACTCCTTCTGCATCACCTGCAAACGATAATTGTCTTAAACGTTCCATGCTGATATGCGAACCAAGCATGGTGCTTAATTGCATTTCCTTATTCATAGAACTTTCAAAATCGAGCATTTGCTCCATTGTACTTGCTACATCATTTAAACTAGTTCCGAGTTGTTTTGCTTTCACCGCCGCAGCTGCTAATGCTCCTGGAGTTTGTCCCATAAATACTAATGCCTCTTCACTTGCACCAGCAATGTCTGCCATTACTTCGTCTGCATTAACTCCTGCCAAATTAGCTGCGGAAGCAACTGCCATTGTGATATTGTTAGCAGATTCTCCAGCTGCCACACCCATCATTCTAAATTTTTCCATTGCTCCAGCTGCATTTGCATCGGTTACTCCAAGTTGCGTTGATAACAATGCAACCGTTTCGATTGCACCGGGCATTACCTTAAGACCAAATGTTCCAAATTTTTCGGTCAACGCAGAAGCTGCTTTAAAACCATCTTCAATTGTAACTCCCATGTGAGCAAATTCCACACTCAATCGTTGTACTTCCTCTGTAATTGGTCTTACCGCATCTAAAGTTCCTCCTACTTCTTTTCTAAAATCTCTAGCTCCTTCTTCTAGTTTCCCGAATCGTTGGAATGCCAAAAACAATAAACCAGCAATTGCAGTTATCAAAAGAAATGGACCACTAAGCAATTTGGATAGTACAGAACCCATTCCTTGTAAACCTTGAACAAAAGAACTCATTCCACCTGCAATTGCTTCTGTCATTGAACCCCCATCTTCCATTATTTTGAAACTTTCTTTTAATGCACCAGCAAACGCATTTTTTGCCATGTCCGCAGCTTCTCCGAGTGGTCCAATTGCGTATGAAGAAAGCAATCCTCCGATCAATGGAATTTGGTCTAATGTACCGGTGATGCTATTCGCAATATTGTCAAATCCATTCATAACTTGATCAGCAACTGGACCATAATTCTTCATGAAGTTTTGCATCTGATTCCCATAATCATCAAGTTCATCTTTCAGTTGTTGATTTACTTGTAACAAACTTCTTGATTCTTGTATAGTTGCACCCACTGCTTGCTTTACACCAAATTGATATTGGGACATAGACTCTGCGTTTTTCAACATAATCTCTTGACCTGCCAAGAATTCATCTTGATATTTGGTGGCGGCAAGCAACTGACCGTTCACAGCGGACAACGCCACCTGTCCGGTTTCAAGTTCCTCTTGGGCAGCCGCAAGAGCCTGTGCTTGTTGTTCATACTCAGGTGTGCCTGCGGTCATCAAATCTAAAGTTGATTGAGCAAATTTGACCTGGTCTTCGAGAAAAGGAATTCTGTTAGACACATGATCGTTTCTCAAGGCTTCTTTTTCTGCAATCTTTTCCGCCATGCGTGTGGACGCATTTTTAATAATCTGGCCAGCTTGCTCTTTATCTGTAGCCTGGCTGATTTCGACTCGGAATTTCTTTGCGAACGTCATTGATTGCTCAAGTGCAGCTTGTGAACCTACTAAACTATTTTGCATCTCCTTAATATTATCGATACCGGTAATGTCTAGATTAGCCGCAGAATTTGCATCAACTAAATTCTGACTGACTTGTTTAGTCAAGTTTGCAACCGATTCCAAGTCAGGTAACAACGAGGCTGCAAGTGATCCTTGAATCTGACTTGTAATTGACGTTACGTCTATTTCATCTGTGGGATTGTCTGCCATCCGTCAGATTCCCTATTCCCAGTCAAGTAAATTTGAATCAATATTGGAGGATTTTTTAATTGCCTTTTTTAAATCATCAGTACTGGTGACACCTATTCGTTTAAGTTTTTTCTTAAATTCCTTAGTATCCTTGATATAATCTTCAAATGCGTTTTTAAGTCGTGGATCTGCAAATGCAGCCGTACCCAACTTTGTTGCCTTGGATTTAAATACAGCTTTTACCAAAGCACCCAAAAACTCGTTCAGTTGCTCTTGCTCGTCTAATTGTTGTTTCTTTTTCATATAAAATAATCGTATCCACAAAAGGAATTGATAGTATATACGTATAAATATACGTTACCACCAGTTTATGATGGATAAAATTACCTATATGATCTTGCAGAAGTTGGTGGTTTTGATGGACGAGAACTAGAACTCGATTTTGCTTTTGCTTGTGCTTTTTTAACTTGCTCGTTTTCTTTGTCTTTTACTTCAACAAGTTTACGAGCATAAAACCTTCTGAGATATATCGGCAAATTGTACGCAATGTCTTGAGTAAACGCACCTTGACTATAATAACAGAGATTAAAAATCTCTTCGTGAAGTTGAACCTTATACTCCGGCGGAAGGGTAAAAAAAGTCGATCCCGAGTGGGATCGTCATCCTTTCCGTATAGCCGGTATCTTCAGATTCAAAATTAAATGTCATATCTAAATCTGGTGTATTTTTTCTTGCGTGTTCTCTGAATGCAAGTGAATCTCTTGCAAGAAGTTCTTTGTCAACAAAACTTTTTATTCGTGCTTTGTCTTCGTCTCCATCAAGTGCTTTGATAACATACTTTAATCGTGTGGTGATTTCAGTAGTTTCGTTTTTGTTTTTGGTGAACTTTTTTAAACTCTTCATTTCAGTTTCAATTGCTTGCTCATCAGCATGAGTTAATAAACTCCAATGAATCTTGCGTTTACTAAATGGAAATTCAAATTCAAATAAGTTGCGACCCTTTTCATGCTTTTCAAAGTCAAATTCTTTTGCGTCTAGTTTTGCCAAGTCAATAGTATCTTCCACATCTTCATTGTTTGATGGGTCTTTAAACTTGATTTTATAGTCTTTACCATAAGCAAGAATACGAGCAGCGATAAAGATTGCATTTTTGTCTCCTACTAAAATTTCGTCTAACTTGACATTTGGTGTAACAATAAGTTGTTCTAGCAACTTATCAAGCACTACACCCTTTTTGATAAGATTTTGACTTGTAAGAATATCTTCCTCTTTTGCAGTCATGTACTTAATATCAATTTTTCCACTCGCAAGTGGTGAACTTGGTTCATAAAACCAACCTTGACTCGGAAGATCAACTACCTCACTTGGATACTCAAACTTTTGAACTTTGTCAGTTTGTTGAGATGCTTGTGTATTTGGTGCAGTAACCTTTGGGGTTGGTTCTGTTTTTGATTGATTGGCAGCCTGTGCTTCCTGTGCATCACGCTCCAACTGCTCTTTAACCTGTTGCGGGATATCTATATTTCCGTCTTCGTTTGCCATAATTTGTAACCTTTATTTGTAATTTGTAAAATATACTCTTACAAATATATATACATATTGCAAGACTTTTTTGCAAAAAGTATATTAAAAATGTGGAAATTTATCCTTCCATTGCAAACTTCAAGATACGGTCAGTTTCATTATATCCAAAGAAGTTGCTATCTTTTTTTCCTTTCCAAGACTTATGAACGGTAACACCTATATTTTGATCATGGAAAACAAGTTTTTTTCCACCCGCAGTTACAAACACAAGACGTCCTGAACGATCATCTATATCGTATGGTCTACGAAATTTTCCTTTCTTGACCAATCCCAATAAATATTTAACAAGACCATTCATTGCAGTGCTTAAACCTTCGTTTACATTTTCTTTTGATGCGTCCGATTTAACTTCTTCAAAAAGTTCAAGGATGGTTTCTTTTAATTGTGTCTTGTTCATGTTTAATAAATATATACGCAGACAAAAAAAACTCTCCGTCAGGAGAGTTTTTTAATAAACTGGATTGTAATTCGTTTAGATTAGTATTGGAGGATTGCATAATCGTATGCAATGTCCAACTCAACAGTAGCAACGTCACCTGTTTCCCATGAAAGGTCAGAGAACGTAGTTCCTGCACAGAATGCACCTTTTATTGTCCATTCTTCAACATAATCACCTACTGGACCAAGAACAACGATTGTAAGATCCTTCTTGTAGAAGTCAGCATAACCATTTCTTCCTGTTACAGATTCGTGAGAGAGACGTACCCATTCCATTGCAGCCTGCGCCGCACTTGGTACGATTGGGTCGTACATAGAAAGTGTGATATTATTCCATTCTGCCTTACCAGCACGAACCTTTCGTTTAATGTTGATGTGGTCGAGAGTATTAACATCGATTGTGATGTTAGGTCTTCCTACACCTTTAATAAGGTATGCAGGTACTCCGTCCATATACATGATAAAACGATTGGCCGTTTTTGGTTCAAAGGCCGTAAAAAACATTTCTTGAGTTTCAACTACTTGTGCCATTTTTTAAATTCTCCAGTTTGTTAACGATTACTTTTAATAAATATTATCCAAAAATTGTAAAACCTCATTTATGAATGATATTAAAGATAAATATGTCATAAACAAAAAAATATATTTATTTATCTTTCCTTAATTTTTTTCCCACTAGTTTTGCAGAACCATATAATACTGCTCCAATGAATTGAAAATGTTGTGGTCCCGGCCACGGAAATGATAATCCTAGCATACCCGTTGCGAATAAAGTTAATAACGCCATTCCGTCAGGTCCTGCAAATAAAGTTGATAACGAGAATCCTCCACCAAGTGCTCGTATCATATCACCCATATCAAAGTCGTAGTCAGCATTACCTGTGAAAGTCATGTTCAACCAAATATAAATTAGAATACCCGCAACTGCCATTCCAGCAATTCTCTTGGTTTTTGGGTGTTTTGCCAAAAACGCATCCAAATCCTTGAGTTTTTCTTCTGTCCACTTACCTACCTTAGTACTTGCAAGATAATCACCAATTGCGTTTATTACATCCTTGTATGCCTTAAATCCTTTTTTAACAAGTTTGTACAACCATTCCATGCTAAACTTAATCTTAGCAAAGAATTTGAATACAGTTTTATCAAGAAACAATTTAACCAAGTCCACCAACTTCAGCGACACCTTGTCTGCCAATTCTTTTATAAACCCCCAAATCTTTTTAAGTCGTTTGGGTATACCCAATTCATTCAATATAGAACAATCTTCGTCTAACTTATGTTTTTGTACAAACAAAACGAATTCATCATATTGAATTTCTACTAGTAAATCTGTCAATTTTAGTTGTGACATAATATATCAATAAATATATACCGACATAAAAAAACCCCTCCACTTTCGTGAAGGGGTTTTAACTTTCTATTAAGAGTTTATATTACTTTTACAAATTATCCCTCAAAACTTGCACCCGTTGACTGAAGTGTAAAGTCAAGAACGATGAACTCAACTGCTCTTGCTGGTTGCAAGAAGATTTGACCATACAGAATGTTTCTGTCAATCAAGTCAGGTGTGTTGTTGGATTCGTCCATGATTACACGGAACGCATGTAAACCATGTCTTTGTTGTACGTTTTCGAGATACGGATTAACGATACTCAAGAAACGTTGACGGGTTGCAGTTACGTTTTGTTCAAAGATAAGATACCTTGCGGAACTTGCGATGAACTTCTTAACGGTGATGAGCAATCTACGCACATTGATTCTGTCCAATGCACTTGCTCGTCTTTGAAGAGTCTTCTGACCAAAAGCAACGATGCCTTGACCCGGAAAAGCCGCAATCGGATTAACCTTTCCTTCGTACAATTCGTCTCTTTCAGCAAAGTTAAGTCTGTCCATAACAGATACTGCTTGCTCAAGACCACCACGATTCAAACCAGCAGGTGCGAACCATTCTGCGGAAACCTTATCGTTGGCCGCATAAACCGATGCCATAAGTGAACTCGGTGGGAATGGTTGCAACTTGTTGGTTGCTGGATCAATAATCTTAATCCAAGGGTAGTAAGTAGCCGCATAGTTACTATCTATGGTAGATGCTTCAGAAACTGCATCGTCCACTCGTCCTGGTTGGTCCTTTGCAGAAACACAATCAAGAATGTAAAAAGCATCCTCACGTGTTTCACATAAATCAACACCACGATTTACAACCGAACGATGAAGGTCAAGACTCAAACCAGGAGTAACAAGCAAGTTAATATCAAACTCGTCTTGGTTGCTCAATGCACCAAACGCATGAAGATATGCTTTTGTACCTGTTGACTTTCTTAATGAACAATCCATACCTTGTACGTTGCTTGCAGTAATTTGGTCACCTAAGTTGATTGGGTGAGTTGGAGCATGACCGTCAAATCCACCTTGGAAACCTACAACGAATCTACGTTGCTTTGCGACCAAAGTTTCTTGTGCAAGTGATGGATTTGTTGGAATTGGATCAACTTGGAATGTTTGACGTTCTCCGTCAATTTCTTCAACATACTCACCGGGTTGGTCCATGTAGTAACCTTCTCCTGTATCATCTGCACCTTTTGGAAGTGGAGCAAATAACTCAGCATTGTCTTTTGCACCAAGTGGGTACTCAATGATACCATCAGGTGAATCTTGATTGAAAACCGCACCATTAAAGTAACGACCTGGATTTCTTTCGTACTGAGAACAACCTGTGCAGTAAACTGCACTTGGAACATTTACACCAGCAACCGTTGAGAAGTAAGCACCGTGACCATAAGGCATTGCTTGTGAAGGTGCTTCACTATCAGGATTCATTTCAATACGAATCCAGTTACTAGAATTTGCATAATCTCCGTGATCTGTTACTTTTCCACTTGCGTCAATTGTGGTAAAACGATCACCAACTACACGTGGAAGATAACGAGGTGAACTTGGGTCAAGTGATACATTGTCATATGACTCAATAATATTTTGGTTTTTGTCGTTATCTCCGAAACCTCTTACAGTCAAGTCAAATGTACCATAATCTGAACCTTGGATTGAACCAGGTGTTCTTACATCTGATATAGCAATCTTGATTTCACGATTTGCAGATGTTCCCATATTTCTCGTAAACACCTTAAACAAATCATACCTACGACCACTAATTTCTTGTGATTGAACATATGGTGTTTCGGCAGGACGACATGAGAACATACCACGTCCATTTCCAAATGGAAACTCGTCTCTGTCTTCATCACGCTCTGCTGATTGGAACTGCAATGCACTTGCTACGTCTTCATCAGGATCAATAACTTTACCACCTACTTCAGTTGTACACTCAATTCTGTACTTAGCACCGAATACGATGTTACTATAAATTTCTGCTTGAGCATTTTCAAAGTAAGCATGAAAATATGCAGGTTCGATATTTTTCTTTGGTGATCTTCCAAAAATGTTTTGCAAACTATTTGGATCACGTGGGTCAATTGAAAATACATAATCACTTACGATTCTTTCACCTGTATGAATGTCATACTTTACAGATACAATGCTTTGATCGTCAATTGTACCTGGATTTCCGTCTTCATCAAGAGTTGTTCTTAGATGTAGTTTGGAAGATAAGTTTGAATCTACAACGGTTGTTCCATCGTCAAGTTCACTTTCTGTAAAGTACATAAGATTGGTTGCTGGATCGATAACTGAACCAAGGAATCCTGTGTTATTTATTACAGGTGCTTCACTTGATGATGTTTGATAAAGTGTATTAGCAAGAACTCCGATAACGGTTTCATCACCTACTTGAATATCACAAGTACCACTTTCAAGGCCTGCTTTAACTCTGTTCTCTTGTATCAACTCACAATTTGCTTCTTCCACTTTTGCAGTAATAATGAGTGGATTGTTTTGAATATAACCACCGAGAGAACCTGTTCTAACGATAGTTACGACACCTTGATGATGCAAATACTCACGTGCTGTGAATGGTTGATAATATTCCCCCTCGGGGATACCAAATAAATCTTCTAAGTCTCCTTGGTTTCTGACAACAGTTGGTGCATACGCAGGGCCTCGTTTGAAAGGACCTACAACTGCTCCACCTATTTGTTGGATACCTTGTGTAAGAAACGTTTGATCAATTTCGTTGGTAAATACTGCTGGACTTACAATTCGTTCTGCCATCTTCGATAATCTCCTAATATATTGGTTAATGTTGGTTTTTTGGGAAAGTTATAATGACTTTTTCATATAAATATGCCCAAAAAAATCCAAACACAATATTTAATTGCGATTTTTTTCTGCTACAATAAACACACCTGTATGTGCGTCTAGTTCACCATCTCCATACTTTTTGATTAATCTATTTCTAAAATTAAGTTCTTTTTTCTCAATTTCGGCATATGCGGATTTGCAATGAGTTTCCGTAGAATCTAATTCTTCAAGTTGCTCTTTTAATTGCAATCTTTGCATTTGCAACTGACCCATATCAATTAATACAGTTTGGTACTCTTGATTTAATTCAAGCATTTCAGCCTGTTCATCTGTGGTTAATTTAATTTCGTTATTATCCATGCTTATATGATATTAACTTATTGTCAATAAATCAAGTAAATAAAATTAAATTCTTTTTATTGTAAACATCTCTACTGATTTCTTATCAATCTCAAGTTCGAACATTTGTGTTCCAACATTTATATTGATTTTATCACCAGGACGCATTTCAACTTCGTTTCGTTCATAGTCCCAAATAAAAACCGGATGTTTATCGGTATTATCTACTCTAATCATAAAAGAATCATCTTCGGTTTCTATTGTATAAAACTCTTCGTCCAATCTCATACGAACATCATAAACCGAATTTCTTGCATCTAAGTGTAACTCACTAAAGGTTCTGTCTAAAATGATTATTTTCGTGCCAAACGAAGTTTTCTTTTCGTTTGTTAATGATAAAGTATCTTGATTTCCTAAAAGTCTTGGGTCATCACTTGCAACTGCCTCAGTTCCCCATAATACTTTTCGTTTTGAAACCTGTCGTTTAACAGTCATTCTATCATCAAAAACCTCTGGTAACAAATAAGCATTTACTGTTAAACTGAAAGTAGTTGATACGTTTCTATCATCAGAATCAGACGATTCAACCGAATTTGAAAAACTATCAATCTTTGTTCTAAACTTTAATCTCTTTGGATCTCCCCAATAATCATCACTTGCAAAATTAATTTTTTCCACCAACATATTCATTTGTTCAACATAATCTGTGTTCATTGTGAAATCGTAATTTAGAATAACATGGTCAGGAAACGTTACATTATGAACTTCATAAACAGGTTGCATATCGTTTAAAATACTAAACTTATCGTACATATTCTTTGAATCAAACTTCTTGACGAACGGAACTGACAAATATTTGTTAAAGTGAACAAACTCATCGTCACGTGAAACCGAAGTACGAGTAAAAATAATCATCGGACGTTGTATTTGCCCTTTTGCATCACGATACGCACCATCATTTTGAATAGCGTGCCACTTTTCAGGTGATGCGTGACGAACTGGAACATTAATTACACTTCCAGCTGTATCCAATACCTGTGGACGAATAACATTTACAAAGTATTCATAAATGATGTTGTCTATATCAAGTAAAGTAATTGCATAATTTTCAAACGTATTGGTATTTTCACCCATACGCAACTTTTCTTCACGTCGGTCAGAATACAACGAGTGATTACTTTCTTTTAAATTAGACCTATACTGATCATTATCCACATTTGGTGGAGCAGTATTAAGTTGAGCGGTAAAGTCCTGCTCTTTGTCACCAGACATCTTTTTAAGAGTAATAAATGGATTTGTTACCTTATCATAGTCCATCAAGCATTTCTCTCCATTATATTCAGTCTACTTATTCTAGACATATGAGCATTACATAACAGACTATAATTTTTTTCAGGTTGTCCACCCAAAAATTGATTCTCTACTACATTATCAATTTCAAAGTACGCATTTTCCCACATTACGATGTCACCAACTTCTGCATACATTTCTTTTATTTCACACAACTTTTGATGAAGTCTAAACAATGTTCCTTTTTTCACATCCGGTCCAAAACCTTCATATAAAGTACTTCTTGGGTCAGTTTCAACCAAACATGAAATTTCTACACCAGGATAATAATATTTGTCTATACTTTCTCCATAAACATTTGATTGGGTACTGTGAGGGTTGACTTTGAATAGCACAACAATCTGCTCAATTATATTAAGCATCAATTCACCATTTATGCTATTCATGAGTCTGACATCTCTGCGTGAGAAGTATCTGCCTCTTGATCTCTCCATATTAACCTATGTATAAAAAATTTGGTACTTTCTTTAAATTCTCTTGTAAATTATCTGAAATCTGATTCAACGATTCACTTGTGGTACTGCGACTCGTCACCTCTAAGTCTTCTCGTAACTCCGTAATAAGTTGTTCTTTTTCAGCCGTTGCTTCACTTCTTAACGTATCTCCGTCAAGTGAGGTTTCTCCACCTGGAATAGGAATACTTTGATATTTTGCACGAATAGAACCCAATAGTTCTTTACACAATGCAAGATAGTATTTCATAATCCACCTCTTTCCAACATCATTGATTGTTGCAAAGTTATGAAATTGATAAGGAACATTACTAAAATCCGTTACTGCTTTATCTATTCCATACCCACAATCATCAGGTGGAGTTGGACACGAATCATCAGACAAACTTGGACTTGGAGTAGGAGTCGTACCGTCTGCACAGGTATTATCGTCAATTACCACCTGCTCAGTTGTTTCTTCAACAACTTCAGTTTGACATTTCGGTATAGTATTAAAATCTTCAGCATCCACATAACCTTGCACAGCTGCTATATCTCGTTCTCGTTTGAATATATAATCAAACCATAAAGTATAATCCTTCTCAGGAACCGGGAACAAAGTAAGTTTATTGTTTATGAGTTCAAAACTATAAGCACTTTTTCGGACACTTTCATTAAACTCAATTGCCTGAAGACGCATTAGGTCTTCATTGAGGGGTCTTAGTAAAAATTGAGAACCCGCAACTGACATATTTCCCCAACCAAACTCACTCATAATGTTTTGATGAGTCATACCAGATGCATGGGGATCGTAAATTCTATTTAAACTTGGAGGTGCTTGGTGAAATATCCGTTTTACTTCTATTTTTTCTTGTCTAATTTCACCCGACTTTGGGTCTTTGTAGCAATGGTCAAACAAACCTTGTAAGTCATATGTCTGAACACCCTTCTTGACTTCCAACGATGCCTTTCTCCAATCTACGTTTCCACCCGCACCTACTTCCGCACCATATGCTTCTGACAACTTTAAATAAAAAGGAAGTGGTTGAGTTTGTAAAACGGATGTCGTTAAATTAACACTTGTGGTAGTTCCACGAAGACTATATAAATTCTGCTTGATAGAAAACTGATTAACTTGAGCACTATACTCGGTTACTGCTTCTTCAAAGCAAGCATAAAACTGAACATCTATCATTTCTATATCAACAATCGGATAACCCAAACGTTTCGCAGCCCAATCAGCTGCTTTTGGTGCAAACGAAGTAAATTGTACATCTCCATCAAAAAAACCAAATGGTGTTTGACCTATAGGAGATGTAGTTTTTCCTTCCCACCTTACACGCTCAAGTTCATGTTTTGATTCAGTTGACTCGTTGGTGTTGTTCTCTTCTTCACTCATATTGTCTATAAATATACACCAATCATAGTAATCGTTATAAAATAAAAGAGGGGTTCAAAAGAACCCCTCTTAAATTTTGTGTTATTCCAAACAGAATTATAATGCGTCTGCATTTGTAACGGAAAGTTTTCCGTAGAATTCTGGACGAACCATCTTCTTGGCATAACGGGTCATTACACCACGACGTGGAGTAAAGTTGACCGGATCGTATACCAATGGTGTTTGGATTAACGGTACATATGGAGCATAAACCGCACCTGTTTCAAGGAAGTTTGCACCTCTGAAACCTACGAGAACATCACCACTTGTCATGTATGGGTTCTTGTAAACTTGGAAACGATTGTTCAACGCACCAACCTTGGTAACACCCATTGCAAACTGCGACTGATTTCCGTCTGTGTCAGCTGCGTATCCTGGGATACTTTCAAGAATGGTAGCAACTTGTGGAGAACAAACCAAGAAGTTTGCACCACCACGAAGAGTCAACTGATGAATCTTGTTGCTCATTGCTTGAATCTTTGTGCCGAGCTTCTGGAACAATGTTCCTTGAGTCTCACCACCTGCGAGTCCCGCTGTTGCGTTAAACGCATTTGTGTCAACACTACCTGCGTTTGCAAGAAGCATATCAAGAATTTCCAAGTCGATTTCCATTGAAACATACTCGGAAAGAAGTGATGTAAGTTCTGCTTCTGCGTCAACACTATGATAAGCATTGAGGTCTTGTGCCAACTCAGGTGTCCAAACTGCTTTCAACTTACGTGTCTTTGCAACGATTGGTTCACTCTTAAGTTCCAAGTTAACTTCCGGAATTCCGACGTCTTGGGAACCTGTTACTGCACCTTCAGTAGCATCTTCAGCAGCCTCGAAATCACCACGGGTGATGTCGGTTGGAGCTGCGTGATAGTGAAGTGTTCCTGTAGCAGGAGCTGCTGTAGTTGTGACTGCATTAACAGTTCCGTCTGCTTCAACAACCGTAAACGCTGCAAGACCATCAAGGTCTGCGTCTGTTGCGACTGCTGTACCGATAACATCATTTTCGTTAACTGCAACAGTTTTGTCATTCAATGAATAACCATGTGCACCTGAACCATAAAGACCCCCACTTGCGGCGTCTGTTGACTTGGTTGCACCTGTTCCACCGAAAAGACTTCCACCAGATTGTTGTGCGGATTGGTCTGTTCCGTACTTGAAGTCTAAGTAGAAAATCAACCCAGACGGGAGATTCATTGGTTGAACCGAAACGAATTCCTTCGCTGCGATTTCTGCAAACACACGACGTACGAGAGGTAAAGCAACACCACTCCACTCTTCCGAGTTTGCTGATGTTCCTGTACGAGATGCCTCGTCAATCAACTGCTTTGCTTGGTTTTCAAGAAGAACAGCCATGCCGCTCTTTTCTGTATCTGTACCGATACCTTCTAAAAGACCTGTCTTTTCCCACTTTGATACAAGACCACGGGTTTCTGCCATAAGTCTTTGTTGAGGATTTTGACTATCTTTCAATAATTTACTGATTTCGCTCATTTTTTTAATTCCTTTTGAATTTAATGTTTTGTTTTAATTTATTCAACGATTCCGGCAAGTTTCTTGAAACGGTCAGCAAGGTCATTGCCTTCCGAAAGAATTTGCTTTGATGGTTTTGTTGACTTGATTGCCTTGGATGCCAAACCTTCCGTAAGTGACTTCTTTGCAGTTGGAGCAGGAGCAGATTTTTCAACTTTCTTTTCTGTTTCAACAATGCGTGACTCCACAGTAGTGCGGAATGACTCACCAAGAGTTGCATAGACCAATTTTGCTTCACGAACATTCTTCGTGAGGTCAAAACTTTCTACGACTTTCAATTTTTGATCTTCCTCAAGTGCAAACTCCTTGAACAATTTGTTCGTGTAAAGAAGTTTTGCGTTAAGCAAGTTCACTTCGTTCAACTTACCGCGCAACAGTTTGTAAACCTTGCGGTATTCATCGTTTTCTTTTTGAAGCTTTTCATTGGTTGATCTCAATTCTTCAATTTCAGCTGAAGTTTCGTCTTCTTCCACTACGTCAGTTGACTCTTCTTCAAGTTCCTTGAGAATTTCTTCAAGGTCGATTTCTTCTTCATCTTCTTCAGAGTATGAACCTTCTTCCATTGATTCTTCATCGGATTCATCAGTTTCGTCCTCCTCGTCATACTTTTCTTCGTCAACGATTTCGATATCGATTTCTTCTTCCAAATCTTCAGTTGATTCGTCTTCTTCCGTTTGGTCTTCTTCTTCTTCGGTAAGACTTGTACCTTGTGGATCTTCACCATCACTATGATCTGCTACATCAACATGGTTATCTGCCTTTCCAATTTCGGAAGAATCGGATTGTTCTTCAACTGCTTCTTCTTCATCTTCATTAATTTCAAGATCTGCTTCCAGCTCTTTAATGATACTTTCCAAGTCAAGAGAATCTTCTTCTTCATCTTCTTCATAAAGATCGTCTTCCTCAACTTCTTCTTCGTCTGCTTCTTCGTCAGCAACTTCTTCTGCTTCTTCTTCGTCAGCAACTTCTTCTGCTTCTTCTTCGTCAGCAACTTCTTCTGCTTCTTCGTCAGCAACTTCTTCTGCTTCTTCTTCCTCAGAATCTTCCTCGGAGTATGAACCTTCTTCCATTGATTCTTCGTCATATTCAACAGTTTCGTCTTCTTCTCCGTGAACTTCTTCTGATTCTTCTTCAGCAACTTCGACTTCGTCATCCTCAGGGGCAACTACGTCATCCTCCAGATCCATCTCTTCTTCCTTCAACTTCTTCGTAAGCATACTTTGCAAACGAGGAGCAAATGCTTCCTCAAGAGCAAGTCTTGCATTTGCAAGTGCAGTCTCACGAACAGCTTTAGCATCAGCGATGGCCTCTTTTAATAATTTACTCATGGTATAATTTCCTTGATTAATTTGTAAAGTCATTAAGGACTTCAATCAGGTTAAAACCTTTGGTCTTGTTTCCAATAAAGTGGAACATTTTGAAAATAAATATATATCTAAATACGAAAATATTAAAAAAAGTTAAAAAAACTAAAAAAAAGAGTGGGACTATTCCCACTCTTTTAATAATAAATGTATTTTATTGAATTATATTACAATATTTTTTTGTTGCCTTGGATTCTTGCAAGAGTTTCTGATAACGTTGCATTCTTGAATTTTCTTGCTTCGATTTCTTTAACTTGATAAGTTTTTCCACCAACTTCAAATTCGTCTTCACCTGCTTCCTTTGCTTTACGAACTGCGTCACCGAATGCGTTTCCTTCTTCAACTTCTTCTTCGTCTTCGATAACATCTTCTTCTTCTTTCACAGGATAAGTTTTTCCGTCAACTTCAAATTCGTCTTCACCTGCTTCCTTTGCTTTACGAACTGCGTCACCGAATGCGTTTCCTTCTTCAACATCCGCATCATCTTCTTCAGAGTGGCAATGAGATTCTTTTTTTACTTCTTCACCAGTAAATTCTTCTGTGTCTTCACTTTCCTCGATAACTTTTTCTTTTAATGGATAAGTCTTACCACCCACTTCAAATTCTTCATCACCGTTTTCACGTGCTTTACGAACTGCGTCACCGAATGCGTTTCCTTCTTCAATTGCTTCTTCTTCATCTGCATCACCTTCACTTTCTTGTTTTTTAAGTATAGCAGCCTTGAGTGGTTCTGGTAACTTTTCTTGTGCAGCGGTTAACCCTTCAAATAATCCAAGTTCAGTTGCAACTTCTTCAATAATCTCTTTTAATTCTTTTCTTGTAATTTTCATAATAATACATACCTTTACTTAATTGGTAAAAAATGTCTGTGGTCACTTATCATCTTTTGATAGTTTTTAAATAAAATTCCTTTGTTATCAGAATCAACACACGAATCACATACTTCGGTAATCGATTCTATATGTGAGTTTAATTCTGAACGAAGTTGTTGTGTAGCAATTTTAATTTCTGATTCAGTTAATTCCACGTCTTCATCAAATACACATTTTATTCCTTCTGAAATTAATGTTTCTAGAAATCTATTGATTTGCTTTGGATCTGTCATTCCTTCTAAAATCTTGGTGGACAAATTTGAAAATATTGGTGTGACTCTTGTTTTTAGAAACAACTCATTTTGCATCAACTCGTTAACAAACAAAGATACTTGCTCTGTATCCAATTCCTCAAGAACTTGATCGTTTTCACCAACCAAACGAGCAAGGGTATCTTGTGCAGTCATATCAGATTCCATTAAATCACCATAATATTCCGGATTTGCACAAAACTCATATACTGACAATTCATCAGTATAGTATCCTCCGAATCTTGAATCATTAGACTTTACAAAGTTTAACTTTTCGTTGGTTGCCCATTTGTTTGCATCGGAAATTGTTCCTTCGGAAACCACTTCTCTTACATAACCAGAAAATCCCATTGATTTTTTAACTAATTTTCCGTTTACTTCGCATGGATATTCAGCAACCTCAAGTAAAACTTGTGTAACATATTCTTTTAATTCACTTCTCTTCATTTGTGGTTTCCTCTTGTATTTCAAAATAACGATTTAATATGTTGCCCATATCTTCATATAAACTCTGCATACGTTGTGTGTAAACCTGACGTTCACTTGCAGTCTTGTAAAATTCTTTTGCAAGAGTTTTAATTTCTTTTAAATTTCTTTTTACACTCATTGCATCAAACCAATCATCGGTTTCGTTGAGAATATACTTTGATGCGTTTTCAACTATATTGCATATATCTTCAGCAACATCCATATCTTTTGCCTCGAGTGCAATAAATCGTTGATACTTACCAAACTTTGAAATCTTCTCGGACGCAATTTTCTTTTGGTGAGAAGACATTCCTTCGTCATCAAATCGTCCCGTCATGGGATTAAATTCATTGATTTGGTCACGTTGCTCCTTGGCAACTTCCAAAATGCTTTCTTTAATTAGTCGTATAACCTCGTTCTTTTCCATATTAAGATTCTCCAACTTCACCTAAAATTTCGTGAATAATTCCTTCAACTTTACAAAACTTTGAACAAACTCGGCCGTCCGTTACAACTTGAGTTGGATCAACTGATTCGTTCAAATTAATTGGTTCAAGAAAAGCACCTCTTGTAGAAGGGTTACTCACGAAGTCAAATGCAACTAATTCAAAATCATCATTTACAAGTGTCTTTCCTTCAGATTCTCTAGTAGTTCCCATTCCACGTGAACTAATTCCAAGTGTAATGCCTGATTTAAATAGTTCTTTCAATATGTTTCCGGCTGGTGTACTTAGAACATGAACCTCACCCACAAGTGAATCACCGTCCCACCACATCTTAGAAACGTTGTGACTAACGTTCTGTAAATTCACCACCGCACTATCAGGATGGTCTAGTTCACCGAGTGCTCGTTTGTCATCAATCAGTTCTTGGTATTTTCCAGCCTCCCTCTCAAGCAATTCACGTGTATACACACGACCATTTTGATTTTGTTCTTTTGCTTTTTGAAGAATGCCACGAACCACCAAATCTCCTCCATTAGACTCGATGCTTTCCGCAATTTGTTCTCTTGTGAACTCAAAAGGGAGTGTAGACACTATAAGTTGCTTTGCCATATCAAATAATAAGTATATACGTATAAGTATTTATTTACGATTTAATCTTTTTTTATAAAACAACTAAATCTAATGTTTACCAAACATATTTTAACTCTTCTTCTGGTATTTCGGAAAATTTATTAAATTTTTCAGATACCAACCCAAAGTCTGTTTTATCACCAAGGTCGATAGAGTAGTCAACCCCTTCCAATGAAACTTCCTTGCCGATGCAAACACAATACACTCGGCCACCTTTTACTATTTCTACTATAAGACCACCGTTAAAATATACCATTGACTTTATTTTTGAACCCTCTGATTCTAATATAACACCAAGATGTCGTGCAGAATCTAGTAAACTATTTTTGGATTCAGTTGCAGGAAGTCTTTCAGGTAAATCATTGTGTTTAGTTTCTGCAAATTTTTTTGCGTCTTTTAAAGAAATACCATCTGCTATGCTTTTAATTTTTTCCCACAAGGTTTTACTAACTGAATCTTTCTGTAAATCACCTTTTTTAAGTGCGTACACCATACCAAATAATCTTTGCTGAGATGCTGACTTTGCATCTTCAGATATATTTTCATTTTTTTCTTTCTTTGTTTCTTCTTTTTCTTTTGCAGTTTCCTCTTCTTCTTTGTCAAATTGCTCTTCTCCGTCTCTGACATCTCCCATTGGAGTAATCTCCGTGTCGGAATCTTCTATTTCACCATCTTTATCATCTAAACCTAACTCAAACATAGCAATTCCAAGTTTTGCCTTTTTCAACAACTTAGAAACTTTTTCCCAATATGAATCCGATAGTTGCTTTCCATCAGATGAATTTTTTGCAGTTTGGATTATAGGAGTTAAATCTTTGAGTGCTTTTTTGTATGCCAGAATAGATGGATCTGTCATTTTCTTTTCTTCAAACGAAGAATCGTCTTCGGTTATATTATTAGTTTTACATGAACAACTCATATCTGCTCCTCGTTATTTATTTCTGACTGACTTATTTTAGAATTCATCTGCGAGCATAAATCTGAGGCTGCAATTAATTCTTTAGAAAGTAGTTCAAGTGACTTGGATAAATCTTGTGCTGAAGTTTCTTTTCCGACCAGTGACGAATCTATCCGCAATCCACATTCATATAAATGTGTTGCTCTATTTTTAGAAATCCACGCAGTTACCGAGGTAGAATCGTTTTTTAATGTTAACTCTGCACCTGTTGAACTTTCAGTCCAGTCTCCTCTAAGTTCATCACACAGCACACTTGAATTTGTCCACTTGTTTATGTGTTTTGGTTTTACCCGTTCTTCTAAAATATTAAGTTTGTTACGAATGATGAAACCACTTTCTACATCTTTTCGTTGTGAATCTTTCATGATGTTATCTTAGTTCACGAACTTTTTCAGAAATTCTTTGCAATCTAGATTCTAATTTATCTAAATATCGTGTGGTTGTTTTCCAATACGAATCGTTGCTTACAGAAACTTCAGACTTAAACTTAGAGCCTACTGATACCAACTTTTCGACATCACCAAGCATTTTATTTATTTCACGAATAGTAACACCTATTTTTTGTCTTGGTGTCATATCTGGATGGTCTCTATAAAGATGATATAAACTCCTACCTTCGGAAATCGTATTATTCTTTTCGTTCTTAGTTGTTTTAAAATCAAATACTTCAGCAGTATCTTTTATAGACTCTTCATGTTCTTCTTCATCTTTTGGATCAAATGCGAATGGAGTTTGATAACCATCTATGTTTGCAGTAGACGTTAATTCACTTACATTCTGTGGAGGGCACTTTTCACAATCGTCATGATTACAATCACTACACTCTTCGGTTAATAGTTCGTTTAATAAATTACGGATTAACTTTCTAAGATTTTTTTCAGTTGTTTTCATGTTTCTCAAGTTCCTTTATAAGTTCATATGACATGAGCAAAGTGGAAACTTGTGAATCCTTAACGACTCTACCATCACTAATAGAATCTAACTGAGAAATAACCTCTCCGAGTTTTATCTTAACCACTTCGTCATCCACGACTTTATCAGACAATTCACTGATTCGTGATTTTACCAATGGGATTTGTGTATCTACATACTCTCTCAAACTATTCGTGTTTGAAATATTATTTATATAGTTTTTAAGAAGTTTTTGTTGGTCTTCACTAAGGGTACTGCTATACTTTTCATTAAATTTGTCAACCAGAAGTTTATATGTTATCAAACGAAGGTCTTCGTTGTGTTGCTCGTAATCTTCCGTAGACTCATTAGTTTGTGCTTTCTTACTACACAATCCTTGTATTATGGTATTCTTTGACTCGTACAACTCTTTGGCATCGCAATAAATATCTTCATTTTCACTTTCAAACAACTTAAAGATACTGGCATATGTTTTATAATTACGAATTTTTGAACGAAGAAAATCATCAATAGGATAAGCATCCTTCATTTCTTTAACTAATTCGTATCGTTGTTGTGCTAACTTTTTGGTATTAAGTTTCTTGTGAGACTTTGCAACCGCATCAATCAATCGTTCAGCATTTATAGTGTCGTGTGCCGACTCTTCCATGAGCAATTGATACAATCTTTGTTCTTTGCCAAGAGATGCTTCCTCAGAAAAATACTTACGCATTAAACGATTGGCATGAGAGTCTTGTTTGTCATCAAGAATATCAGCGGTAATTTGCCGAACTAATAGTTCAAACAAAATGCCAGTATTCTTAAATTTACTATGTTTTAATTTTTTCACGTGAAAATCAAACTTATATATACAAGTATAAATATGAGTATAAATATAATTATTGTGGAATATTTTTAAAAAATCATTTATCAATTAAATTATCTTCACTTAAATACCCTTCTTCTTTGTTAATTTTTTCCGAACTTTTTTTCTCAAAATCATCGTTTTTCTTGTTTTTAACCACTTCTTCCGTATTCTCAACTATAAGAGAAGATTCGGTTGGAAGTGAAACTTTAGACTTTTTTGACGATAAAAATTCGTCAAGTTTATTAAAATCTGCTTCTAATTTTAAAGGACTATCACCCCAATCTCTACCCGATACTCGTCTTTCACCTGAACCGAGTGGGTCTCTTCCCATCGGTTTGTTGTCAGGATGATTATATACTTTTCGTGCGTTTTGCCTTTTCTTTTCTTCTTTTTTTCGTTGGGCAATTGCTTTTTCTTTTTCTTCTTCAGTCATACCTTCAAAGTCACCAAACCCCCAACTTTCATCCCCTTCTTCATCATCAACTTGTGCGTTAGGGTCAGCAGGATCAGTTCCTTCGTTTTGAATTGTTTCCAAACGATAATATTCCTTCGCATCATCGACAAAGTTTTCACGAATACCTGCAACTTCATCTTCTGATAACCCAAATATGGTATTGTATATCCAAGTCTTAGAAAACATTTTGGCATCCATCATGTCCCTTGCAGTATTCAATTTCTCACCTAGAATACGAACTCGTTCTTCTTCAAAAATAGTAGATGGGTTCGTAAGACCTAAATTAAAATCAACAAGTTTTGAGTCTTTGTATCCTTGGGCATACAAATGAACAATGGCAATTTTAGTAAGTTCACTGACCATAATTCGTTGAACACGTTCAATGGTTCGTGCAAAACGAATATCTTCAGCAGCCAATGTTGCTTTGCCTGTTATTCCCTCTTCATATCCAAGAAATGCTTTTGGAATTTTAAGAGCAGCCATCATTTTGTTTTTAACATACTCAATATCTTCTGTTCCATCGTAAGTCATAGCACCTAGATTTTCAATTCTAGTACCACTATCTCCTCCACGGACAGGCATAAAGAAGTCTTCGGTCATGTTCTGTAAATTAAACTTAAGGTTGTAATCACCGGTTCTTTCGTCCACGAATGGAACTTTCTTCATTTTATTGATAACCTTTTGCATAAAATTATCAACTTCGTTTGGTGGGATATTACCAATGTCAATATAGAACATTCTTTTCTCAGGTGCCCGCATCACTCGGTGAATCAACATAGCATCTTCCATAAGTTGGAGTTGCTTCCAAACTCTACGAGCAGGTTCAATAACACTTTTTCCATACGGAAGAAAGTTACTATCACCCAACATTCTAAAGTGTGCTATTTCATAATTCTCGTAGTCAGAACGAGCCTGTCCTTCTTGTTTAAACATAACATACGAAGGATTTGTTGGGTCCATATCCTCAATACGAGTCATTTCATAAGTGGAAATCGGTTTTACATTGTGAATTCCATATTCAGGTTCAATTTCCAAGTGCAAATAAAAATCTCCATATTTACACATATTACGAGTCCAACTCCATAGATTAAACTCAATATTTAATATGTCATAAAATAAATTTTCAAGGATACCTTTGATGTTTGAATCAGAACTTGAAATTTTGAGAACATCACCAAACTCACTTCGTGTTGTACATTCATCAGAATATATATCCAATGCACTTGCAATAATCGGATCACTTTCCATCATATCGTAGTCACTAAACAATTCTATACGATGTGTTTGAAATCCAATGTTATTGTATTGACTTGCAAAATCAGAATACAATGTATGCATTCTATTGTACTTGTCTTTTAACTTGGAACTATACTGCAATTTGTCGGTGTCAGCAATTTTAAGTTTCTTTCCTCCGACATTACGCACAATAACTTCAGACGAAAACATACGCTTTAATCCACTAAATAATCTCTTTACTCCTGTTTCGTCTGCCATAAATTATAACCTTATAAGTCTTTTATTGTATGTAATAAATATCTGATTGTCAATAAATATATATGTATTTACTTTAATTCAGTTGCGGCTCCTACGATATCCCCTCCGTCAAAACCTTGAAACGGTCCGAGTGGGTTTCTTTCTTTTTCTGTTCTGTCTATATTTTTTTCACCAGAATATAGCACATATTCAACCGTATCATCTACAATAAGAATCAATACACTTATTTGCCAACCTGTTGTGTGTATTGTTTTTCTAAAATTAAGCACATCTAGAAAAACACTTCCTTCTCTTTGATTTTTAAGTCGTTCTAAATTTATTTCATATGCTCTACCTTCCTCTTTTGCGGCCAACATCTTCAAAACACCAGCTGGCAATTCAATTTTATTAAACAACGTAAATCGTGACGGACTATCTAATTTAAACTTACTCATCACATCAAGGTAAGTAAGTCTTTTAACATTTGGAATATTTTCCAAGTCAAGACCTAGATTTACCAAATCCGAGTATTTGGTTTTTCCGACCACAATTTTATCAACTACACCTTCAACTTGTGTATAAGTTTCAAATGTTGACTCCGTATATACCCCTTGAGTCGGAAGTAAGGATTGTGTTGCACATCCTCCTGTAAAAAATAGTAATCCCATTGCTATGAGTATATTCGGCGTTTTTATCATGTTTTGTCTCCTGTTAGTTGTTTTTACATAAATATCATTTTAATAGCCAATCCAAGTTTTCACTTTCTCCGTGTGGATTTTTCATTTCGTATGGATTGCTTTTTAGTCCAGACCTAAGATAAGCATCACCCATATCCAAGTTTGTGGTTGAACCCATATAATCAAACATTGATTTTTGAGTATTCATATTTTCCGACCTAAATCTAAGTGCAGTATCTCTTACCCATAAAGAAATACACAAACTCATAACCAAGTCATCGGTGTAACCAGGCATTGCTTCTGCTTTCATTCCGTTCCATATAAAAGTAAACATTTCTTCAATCGTTCTTTCTGAATTTATTACGATTTCTTTTTCACGGACATAACTTTCCATTTTACTGATGATCAGAGGTCGAGTTTTGACGGATGTTGTGAATCCAGGAACTTGCTTCTTTTCCATGCGATTAAGTTTGTTGGTATGTTGAGCAAGTTCATCTACATATTGATAATCTCGTTGAGTATAATATAAATTGCTATAACCTCTGTCTAATATTTGTTGCAAAACTGCCCAACCAATATTCGCATTTTCCACAACGAGCAATGCACCATTGTATTCGTTTGCCACCGCAACAAGTAGATTTCCGTAATCTTTTGTTTCCATATCACCACGGAACTCTGCAACTTGAACCAAATTCTCAACATCAAACACATGAAAAGCACTTTTATCTTTTCCATCTCCTCGGGCAACATCAGCTGCAACAACATAGTCTTTCGAATGATCAGGATATTCCCATAACCAATATTCTTTGTTTATACCACGTTTCTCAAGTGGTTCTTTCATACTATTCGATTTATACCATTCTACTATATCTGCATCAATAACCGAACGACCACTGCTTATGAAGTCACAATCACATTCCTGGGCTGCATCTTTGTCACCCAATAACTTTGTTTGTAAGTCTCTCCACTCTTGTGTTCGGTCAGGATGTAAATTCCAATGAAGTTTAATTGGATTAAAATCGTTAGAACCGTCCATTGACCCAACCCATGTTTTATGGAAGAAGTTACCTATTCCATTTGGAGTTGAAAGTAATATAGAACGACCACCGGTTGTAATTGTAGATTGCGATGCAGTCCAAATATCTTCCATATTTGAAATGAACGCACACTCGTCTACGATGAGTAAACTCAAAGATGTAGAACGAGAAGCATCAACACTACTTGAAGCTGCACGAATACTACTTCCGTTTCTAAACCTCATACTTAATTTATTTTTTTCAGTGCATTCACTTCGTAACCAACTTGGTAAATGCTCAGACATATGAGTTACCTTTGTAACAATGTTTTTTGCGGTCTCCTGGTTGATTGCAATGCATAAAATTGACTTATCGGTAAAAAATGTCATTAACCACAATGCATATCCAGACACAAGTGTAGAAATACCCATTTGCCGTGCTTTCAGAACAATGTTAAATTGTTCGTCACGAAAACTATCAAGAGTCTTTGTTTGAAAGTCGTATAAATTAAACGGAATTGTACCAAGTGTAGGATGCTGAATCTTACAATACTTTTTCATAAAGTATGCAGGTGATTTTAAACACTCAGCATACTCTTTCTTGATTATTTCACGGAGTGGAGGATTGTTATTTGCCATCCTCTATAAATACGTATATACACTTTTTTTTACAAAAAGTCGGTGGTATCGTCTAAAATTTCATTCCCTCAAACGGAATTAACTCTGATTCAACTTCACTCAATCGTTTTTCTAACTCCTCTAAGTCAGAGTTTAGGTCTTCTAAAATTTTATCTTTATTTGGTAAATTCCACTGTTCAAAACTTCCGTCTTCATTCATAAACTCAGGATTTGATGCAATGTGTTCTTTTGATTCCACTAACTTTACTCTGGTTTCTACCAAAAAACTTCTTTCATTTTCAAGCAAAGTTTTCTTTTCATAATCTTCATACTTGCCTTCTTTTTTAAGTTTTGCTTCAAACTCCTGTACACAATCAAAGCACATACCTCGTATTGCCATCATTCGTTTATTCAAATAGGTTTGATCTATATCCTTATTGCAAGCAGGACATTGACGAAGTGATTTTCTGACTTTGTCCATCATAGTCTCAGTTCTAACTTTTGTACTAGAACCGATTTGCTTCCATTCTTTTCCGTCTTTGTCTGTCCATATTTCTCCAGGTTGACGAATAACGAGTTCTTCAACTTCTCCTTCGTAACCATGTACTTTGGGAAGTTCTTCTCCTTTAAATAATTTGCGTGATTTTTTAATCACACTTTTTAAATCATCTTTGTCCATTTTAGCCATAACAATATTATTCCATTCTTTTTATGTTTTGTCAAATACTATGATACATTTCTAAGTTTTACCAAGCACTCTTCAAGAAATACGTTTATCAAAAAGTTTTCATAAAGTGTTCTATATTTTATTCTCTGTGTTTGTGAAAGGTCATATTGCATAAAGTGTAAAGTATCTTCGCATGAATCTTCTTCTCTAAATCTTTCTAATATTTTTTGTTTAATTGATTTAATCGAAGCATATTGTTCACCATATCCATATAGATAGTTCATTGATAGAGATAAGTTTTTTGCTTCTTCTTTGATTCGGTCTACGAACTCAACATCTAAATATCTAATACTGCTAGGAAAAGGTGTACGATGTGATGTTTTGAATCTTATTGTCACCTCGTCTATATACTTTTCGATTTCTTCAACCTTTAAATAAATGTTACCATTAAGTTTTTTCATTACCGCCACCGTTTATGTCCATAAGTCAGAAATGACTCCGTTACTATCTGAAAAAGAGCTGATTTCGAGTCCCATTAAATTTGCTAAAGTTAACCATAAATTTGAATTCAATGTCCCACTCTTGCACTGAATATACCTTCCTTGTTTAATTTGATTCTGACCCAGACCCGCAACAATCATCGGCAAATCAAAATATTGATGTGTTGCTCCATCACCAAGACCTGCACCATAAGTAATCAAAGAATTATCAAATAAACTTGTTCCGTTTGCTTCTTTGATTTCTTTCATTTTTGAAATTACATATGAAAATTGTTCAATGTGAAATAAATCAATTTTCTTTAATCCTTCTTCTTCTCTTTGTTGATTATGAGTCATGTTGTGGTGTTGAACAGGATTATCAAACACACCTTCATAAAAAAGAGTGGCATCCCATCTTTCGGGACCAATCATAAATGTGCTGACATTCGTTATTCCCATTTGCATTGCCAACAACATCATATCTGCTTGAAGTTTTATGTACTGACCTCTTGGTAAAATTTCATTTGTAGGCTGTTTAATGTCAGCATTTTTTATTATTTCATCCAGTTTGCTTATACGAACCTCAATATTTCTTATCATATCAAGAAACTCTTCCATTGAATTTTTATCAGCAGAACCTAATTTTCCTTTGATTGAATTTGCATCTGCCAAAATTAAATCCGTTACATCATTTATATGGGTTCTGTAAGAGTCTGACATAAACAATCTATCATACAACTTACGAGGACTTCTGATTGATGGAGCTATTTTACCCGGACCATACCATGAAATATTATCAAAAAATATATCTTCTTTACCAGAAGTGAATCCATTACAACTTATTTCAAGAGTATTGTATGCCGTAGTGTGTCCCACTTTGTCTCCTATCACTTGGTCTAGACTTCTTCCGTTTGGATATTTCATTCCTTTGTCGGCAGCCTGTTCAGGAGATACACTTGTTAAATAACATGACGCACCTTGAGCATGAACATCTTGACCATTTTTATATGTTCTATCTAATCCAGTAACCAACGATATATCTTTTATATGCTTCTGTAAAGGTTTCATTGTTGGAGTTAATTCCAATGGGTAAACTCCAGGTTCATTTGCTATTCTTACTTTATCTTTAGTTTTATCGGCATTGAACCCACCAATAAACTTTGGAAGTTCTTTTTCAAGTTCGTTAGGAAAAAAGTTACTACGAAGTATTCCGTTAGGTATATACATCATAACCAATTTTTTATGTGGAAGTATAGAATCAGACTTACCACTGAGTAAGGAAGGAAAAAATGGTAAACTAAGTGTTGCTCCTGCGGTTCGCAAAAACTTTCTTCTAGAAAAATTCATTATTATAAATATTACATTACACAATTATAGTGTAAGTTCCCTTCTTTGCTATAAAGTTAGGTTTTATCATAACAGTCATTATTACAAACATCAGATTAAACGGTGATTTTTCTTGTAATATTCCAATTAAATTCAACGCACTTTTTTTATCTTTTACATGAATATAATCACCAACATCTATTCTGTCAAACAACAATGCCTTTGATATATCAGGAATTGCTTTATCCGCAACATTCATAATATCTTTTTCGGATATTTGCATATGATCGTGTCTTGACTGACGTTCACCTGCGTGTTTGGTTTTGTTTATTTGCACGGAAATTGTTACTTTGTCACTTACCGTCCCAATAACTGCATCCATGAGTTTAATCATATTTGCCTTTCTTTAAATCTTTTCTATCGTATGCCTTTTTATTTTTCATGGGTCTGCTTTTAGGCATAATAGGTTTCCTCACTTTTTTGTAAGCATCCATTTTTGTCATCAACTTTTGCTTTTTTGCTTCCGACAATTTTTGTATTTTGTGGACAAGCATCTTGATGTATTCCTTTTTGCTACCACGACCCTTAAAGTATGGACTTTTATCACTAAGCATTTTTGCAATATCAAGCATTGCTTTTAATTCTTTTACATCTTTCTCGTTATCTTTATTTTCGTTCATTTCAGTCCATCCTGTTTTTGGTACAAATTGATATCTTTCAAGTTCAACACCTTTTGGAGATAACACCATAAGAAATTCATTTCCCTTGGCACGAACTTTTTTGAAAGTAAATTTATCGTTGGGATATTGCTTCTTCCAATCTTTCTTTATTTCGTTTGCAGTCTTATAGTCAATACCCTCGGTGGTAAAATTCTCTTTTTGAAATGCAGAAGGCATCAAATCAACATTCATTTTCTTTGCAGCCTTTACCAACAATGGAACTGCAATTGACCCTCCAGGAGCAGCTGCAACTGCTCCCATACCTGCCATTTTCATTATGTCCTTGAATTGGTCTGCTACATATTTTTTTTCGTCATCGGACACTTTTTTACCCGTTGCATACTTTGAAAGAATTTTCATCGACTGAACAGTTTCATCTTTCTCAGTTGATGCTTTTTTAAAAAAATCTTTAATACCATTCTTAATTGCTTGTTTTTTTGGAATTTTCTTTTTTACTACATCCTTTGCCTTAGATACAAGTGACACGGCCTTTTTGTAAACAGGTTCGTCTGTTCCATATGCCAACGCAGAACTTACTTTTATATTCCGACCAGTTTCAGGATTCTTCACTTTCATGCCATCTGCACTTTGCTCACTCACCGGACCATCTAATCTAGTAAACTCCACATAAAACAACCCAGTATCCATTGACTCAAATGGTTTTCCACCAACCTTGTCGGTATGTTTCTTGGCATCTTTTCTTGTTTTAAAAACATAAGGTTCTAAATTTCCATTCACATATCGTGCCGATACTTCTGGTTGAGAACCATTTACATTAAGTGTCAACACCCCATGTTTGCCGTCTTTTGATGAATAAGAAGTCTCAACCTCTGTGAGTGGATTTGGTTTATTTTGAGCACGAACTTTCGCAAGTCTTTTCTTTTCTTTTGCTTTTACTTTCGGCATCAACTTTTTCGCAATACGATTTATCAAACCAGGTTTCTTGGAAAGTTTTTTTTCAATCTTTTCTTTTGCAGTAATCGGTAATTGAGAATAACTTTTACCACCGGTCATTTTTTTAACAACAATTGCCTTTGCTTGCTTTTGTGCAAGTTGTCTGAGTTGTTTTGGATTTTTCACCCTCTTGGCCATTCGTTTCTTGGCCATCATACGTTTCTTTTGAGTGCGTTTAGCCACTCTTGCCATTTTCTTTCTAGTTGCTCTAGAAATTTGCTTTTCCGAAACAGTTTTCATCAGAATCTCATTATTCCCATAATTTGATTAATCGGAGCAAATGTTCCCGTCAACTTATATGTACCACCTTTATATTGAAATACAACACCTTCACTCGGAGCAATTGCTTTAGTTCCACCTATGTCGTTTAATTTTTTCAGATTCTTGTTAAGTTTTTCCATGTCTTTTTTGAACTTATCAGGTGACTCTACTGAACTTAACTTTTTGCTTTCTAAAGTTTTTACATGAGCATCTAACGCAGTTGCAATATCGTCACTTCCACCAGCTGCTACAAACCCACGGACATTTTGAAGTACTTCTGCACCTAGTTTCAAAAAGATAAATTGAAATGGCCACATATTTGCTTCAAACTGCTTTACTATATCTTCTTTTTCAAATTTGTTTACCCACGCAAGTAGTTTGGGTTGGTTAGACAAGTCCATGCGTATCGTTGTAATCTTGTTTGATTTATCGTTGTATGCCCACCTACCTATTAGTGCTTCATACACATTTGATGGAAATATCTCTTTTAATTTACTTTGTTGTTTGTCCAAAAGATTTCTCCACCATGCATCGTGATACTTCATAACCTTGTCATTGTCTTTTAACTTGAATTCATTTTTAAGTTTATTCAGCATCTTTGAATATTTTTCATAAGAATCACCAAAAGTTTTACTTTTTGGAAGATTAACAACAATCGGTGCGTTCAATGAATAACGGCTTTGTACATCTGCGTTTATTTGACGAAGCATCCCACTTAACATACGAGCAGAGTCATTGAGTTCACCACTAATATCATTTCCATCGGAGTCTTCAAAAACAGGTTTGCCGGCAGAGTCGTATGCTTGAGTTCCGTGAAATACGAGCATATCAACATTCTGTGGAATGACATTCTGAGTTGCAGGTGTCATCACCTCAATGTTCATAAAACGTTCTCCTTCCTTAAATACCTTATTCTTCTGAGCATCACTTAACTTTGAAATTGCCGATTCCAAATCTTGAACCGCACTTACAAATGCGTCACGAATATTCTCAGGACGATCAGCAAATATGTCTTCAAATTCAGATACAGTCGGAGCAGCTGCACCTGCGTTTTTCAAATGTCCTTGGTTTCTAGCTGCCACTAGTTGACCACCCTTCCAAGAAAACATTAAATTTTGACCATCAAGTTTTTCGGTAACTTCTTTCTCAACGTTTAATTCTCCCGCAAGTGATCTACGAATCATTTCTTTTAAATCAGCAAATGTTAAATCACGATCATCAAACGGATGACTCATGTGACCCGCTGCACCACCCTCGGTTAACAAAGTATTTTCGTTTAAAGTCTTATTAGTTGGTTCTTTGATAGTATGTGAATTTTTCTCAATTCTATCTTCATATCTCTCTATTCTTCTATCAATTGCTTTATTTGTTCCAAGGAAATCTATTATTTTGTATCCCGCAGTTTCCGCAACACCTTCTATAAATTTTACCCACGCATCATGTGCCTGTTTAGTATTGTCTATATCAACTTGGTTTGTGGGACTTTTCTTACCACGGTCTCCTGACTGAAAGAATGAAACTGCTGGTACAGGACCTGCGTACTCACCCCACTCTCGGTAGTCTGCGTTTCTACCTATTCCGTTTTTTCCAACGATAAAATCAAGAACATCATAACCAAGTTGTTTTGCTCTGCTTGCGGTATGAGATTCATATGAAGTACCTGGATAATATCCAGCAGGACCGTCATCCACCATTGCTTTGCCCATTCCCATAACGGTACTGATTTCGTTAAGAAGTTGTGGAAACGAATTAACAAGTTCTTCAAACTTAGGATACTCTTGTAAAAACCCCTCAATAATTTCCTCATTCTCAAACAAAGTACTGAACTTCTTTTTCAAATACACATAAATCTTTTCGTCATACCAACCGAACAATTGCTCAAATGCTTCTACTCTTTGTGCATCTGTATATTTTGGACTACCAAGAAGTTCACGGATATATGTTCCATTTACTTCCTTTCCAAGAACTTTAATGCTCACGTGAGGAGCAACGATAAAATATCCGTGTTTGGCATATGGTTCTAAATTGTTTTTGTTCTTTTCGTATGATTGATAATAACCAGGTGTTCCATCTTTCTTTTTGGTTTTAAGACGACCGGCATCTTTCGCACCGAATATATATACTACCGCAGTTGTCTCTGGATCATAATTTTCAAGCAACTCCTCGCATACATATGGGTTTTTGACTTGAACAACATTTTTTACTTTGTGTTTTGTCCATATCATTTTCTTTTCTTTAAAGTTCAACGGACTTTTGGTTGCATCTGTTTTGTTGCTTGTAGCTACCCATGCTTCATCAAATTGTTTGTCCAGCCACTTATATGTTTTATAGTGGTGCAAACCAGCAGGTTGAAATCTGCCTGGATATATCCCAATCACCTTTGTAATTCTAGGTGCTTCTGTCAGCAAATCTCCTAGCATATATTGTGTAAGATCTGCTGTGTAAGATTCTGTGTTGAGTTGTGTCATTTACTTTTTAAGTAATTCAGATAGAATCGAACGAATTTGATTTCTAAGTTTTTGTTCGTAAACCCTTCTTGCTATGAAATTATTATACTCCCCTTTGGACATACCAAGTAGTTCATCTGCCATTTCATCAAACCCTTTGCGTTGTAAGAATCTAATTACCTTGTCTTTTGCTTTCAAGATACTAGAGTGCATATCAGACATAAAATTGATTGCTTTTTTGTATTCTTGACTTGTTATTTTTATTTCATTTGTTTTTTCCATTTTTGACTCCTCATATTGAGACATATAAAAATCTTCGTCTTGTGCAGCTGCTTGGAAATCTCTCCATGCTTTCTCTGCTTCTTTTCCAACTAATATTACTTTGCCTTTTGGGTAATATAGTATTTCATCACCTTTTTTAAACTTAACACCACCCTTTCTCAATCTGCGCTGAACTGGTAATCGTTGTTCACCAGAAACTCCGTCATATTTTGACTTCATCCAAAAAGGGTCATCTTTATATCTACTATATTCTGTTACTTTCATTTTAATCAATCCTCCAAATATTCTTCTACTTTACCAGTTTTAAGATGTCGTTTACAGGCCTTTCTTTTATCACGGTGCATGTGTGGTGCTTTATCAAGATATTCCTGTGTGCAATGAAAAATAAATCCATCAACAATTGGTCCCTCTGCTGATTCTCCTTCACTATAAATTCCTATAAATTTAAAATCTTCTTTTTCTTTTTGAACAAGTTTATTTGCCAACTTTTTTGCCCAATTTTCATTTCCTGATTTCGATGACGAAAAACTATATCGTGCATGATTTGGAGCCATTTCAAGTTTCCAAGTTTCTCCTAACTTGTCTTCCGCAATCAACTCATCTATAATTTTGTCGAACACTATTGCTCTCCTTTGAATTTTAAAGTTCTAATTTGGTGGAAGTATTTGTTGAGTTGGTTTTTATTTAATTGTAAACTATCAACTATACGAGCAAGGACTGCAAGATTTCTTCGTTCATTTAAATTAAACTTATTGATTACATAAATAGAACGACTTAAATGTCGTTCCAAGTCCATTGGAAGCACTACATCTTCCATTAACTCCATATCAAGGTCTTCGTTCATGCGACTCTTGAGATCTCCACTCTTTGACATATTGTCGTGCTTCATCATCAACTTAATCCACTCTTTTCCAATTGGATTACGAATTGGTTTTGCAATAAACTTTGCGGTTGCTTTTAATATAAAAGGAGCAAGATCAAGTTTTCCTGGTTTCGTTTTACTTCTTAAATCTTCTGAGTTATCTATGATGGTAAAGTTTTGTTTGAATGAACTTTGAAATCTACCCATGTTTTTTTGCACATCAGTCCAAACTGCTTTCACTAGTTTTTTTGGAAGTTTTCTTGCACGAAATGCGTTTCTTTCTTGAGCAACTTCAAGTGAAGTATTAACAAACACCATATAGCAATCATAACCAAGTTTTTCTAACTCTTTCTTTTGCTTGGATATTTTGGCATAATCATCACCCGTTCCGTCAATAATAACACCAAGTCTTCCGTTTTTGTAATGAGAAAATTGTTGTAACATTATTTGCTTTGCTTTGGAACGAATTGAGTTTGGGTCACTGCTTGTAATTTGATTAAACACCTCGTCATCCAACGAACCCAAGTCCAAACTATGACCTGCTTTCTTGAGTAAATGTTCAAATGAACTATCACTATTCACGATTTTTAATCCAGAGGATGACAAAGACTTTGATTCAGGAGCAACATTAAACACGGTATCTATTACTGCCGATTTACCAGAACCAGGACCTCCAGCAAGAAATACTGCCTTTAAAATACCAGGATCATATACACCTTCAACAAGAGTAAAATACCCCTTACGAAGACCGGCCTGAATTAGTGTTTCTTCAAGTTCTTGTTTTTTGTCGGAATTTTCCATAGATACAAACATCCTTAGATACAATAAATATATATCTAAATATGTTTATACCCCATATTTTATCCGACTACAACCATCTTTAGATTGAATTTCTATAATCTCGTCAACCATATCACGCATAATGTCAAGGTGACTAATTACAAGAATAAACTCAAACTGACCTTTTAGATACGTAAATAGATTAAATACACTATTAATATTGTCTCCATCCAACGAACCCCAACCTTCATCAATCGCCAAGAAATTAGACCTTGGTAGACTTGATACGTTTATGAGTGCAACTCGCATAGCAATACTGCTAATGAATCGCTCCATTCCACTACACATTTCAAGTGGCCAATGTCTATCTTCGTATACAATCTTAGAGTAAATGTGCTTTCCATCCATTTCAAGTTGCATAGTAAAATCAACGATTTGTGATAGAATATTATTCACTTCACTTTCAATACTCGGAATTGTTTGGGAAATCAGTTCATACGGAATACCATCTCGTTTAACCGCATCCAAGTATAATTCATAACCACGTTTCTTTCGTTCAAATCCCTTTGCCTCTTCAATGGATTTCAGAATATCATCGTGTTCTTTTTCAAACACCTTTACTTCACCAAACAGAACTTGAGACTTAGCAGTTTCTCGTTCAACATCAGAATCAACTACTTTTAATTCGTCTTTGATCAAAGACGCAGACTTTTTAAGTTCTTTATTGAACAATATGGTATCACGACATTCGTGGTACATAACAATCTTATCGGCATTTATTTTTATATCCTTTTCCAACGACTCTATCATAGAAGACAATGCAAGTATCTTACTATCCTTTTCATTTATCTCAGAAGACAATTGTCTAACGTCATTCCTTGCATCCCTAAGTTCTCTATATTGAGTTTCTATTTTATCCGCATCACCTAGTTTCTCGGTATATTCGTTTCTAAGTTCCACCAACTTGTTTGCTTCTCCTTTATCTTTGTCTAGTGCTTTACGTGTTTCGTCTTTTGATTCTATAATATTTTTTGCATTCTTCACACAATACTCACACTCAGGATCATATTCATGGTCTTTGAAATGCTTTAACTTATCTAGTTTTGCGTTTACAGATGTTCTTAAAACAGCAAGGTCTTTGTCTACCACTACGAGTTTCTTCTGCAATTCCTCTACTCGTTCTCGTTCAGACTCTACTTCATTCTTTTCATGTGTGGTAACCAAGTTCTTACGGTCTTTTCGTTTAGATGTTAATTGTTGCTTTTCCTTGGAAGTGTTGTCTCTTGTAGATTTTGCAGTATTCAACCGTTCCTGTAGATTTTTCTGCTCAAACTCAAGTTCATCCAAATCCAAATCTTGTTCTTCGGTTGAACACGTTTTATACTCGGAATTTATCTTAACAAGTTTCTCATTCAGAGTTCGTTGTTTTGTAACAAAACCTTCAGTTAATTTCTGTTGAGCATTATACTCTGATTCTTTATTGTCCAAATTCTTTTGGTTGTCTGCGAGAATCTCACTAAAATCCTCTCGGTTGAATCGTTTGAGCAATGCGTTAACTTCTTTGATGTCTTCAGATGCAGTTGAGTGCAATCTATCAAAAATATCAATTCCCATGAATTGTGCAAGAAGGTCTTTTCGTTCACTTTGACTTTTATCTATAAAAATGGAATTGTTGTTCTGTAAACTAAGTGTAGTAAGAACAAAGTCATCATACGAACCTACATGATCACGGATAATTGCATTGGTTCCTGAACGCATTTCTCCATTCAAAGAAAGAGTATTTCCATTTTCGTCTACTTTCCAAAACTCAACTGATACCGTAACATCTCCGTTCTTTTTAGTCGTTGCAACCCGTTCAATAAAATAATCAACTCCCTCAATTTCAAAGTTCAGTTTGCATTTGAAATCAGAGCAAGTTGTATTAAGTACATGAGATGCCTTAAATGCTCTGTCACATTTATCAAACAAACAAAAACTCAAAGCACTCATAATAGAACTTTTACCGGATGCATTTGAGGCAAACAATCCCATGACACTTTTCATTTTAGAGAAGTCAATGATGTTTCCGTCTCCATAACTGAACATATTACCGAACTCAAATGTCTTGGGTTTCCAAATACAATTACGAAGAGTTTCTTTGATTGCAAGTTTTCCGTTGACCTCTTTATTGATATCAAGAGCAGTTTTTATTTGCTCTTCATCTACAACAAAATTACGAGTAAGATAATCTTCTATTAAATCATTCTGTACGGATGTTTGAGTTACATCACCAAAATTAAACTTACTGTCTCTATCAAACTTCTTTGCCTCTGATATTGCATCACATCGTGTAACATTCAAGTCTGTGATACTTGTATGCTTTCGTATATCTGCAAGTATCTCTTTGGTCTCGGCGGCAGTTGTATTAAAAACCTTTACTCGTAACCTTGCCTTCTTTGGCAACAAAGTTAAATCACTTACACACGTTCCGTCACGAACTGTTATTGTGTAATAACCATAATCATTATTAACTTCAACATGGTTTGGTTTACGTTCTTTTACATCCCACAATACATATCCATGACCACGTGGAAGTTCTCCGTGATTTTGTTGAATCATACTACCCGAATAAACTACCACAGGTTTACTAGGATTGAGTCTTCTTATTTTTACATATTTTTCTTTAATTTCCATCAAGTGCTATTCTTAAAATTTCTTCTCCAACTTGGAGGTCTGTTAAAAACGGGTTTAGTTCTATGTGGCCTCCTTTTGGAAAGTACGCATTGGGACCTAGGAATGGTCTGCGAGTTTCCAAGTTGTTTAAATCACCACCCTCTTGTTGCCAACGAATTCCTTTTGGACCAAACATTTGATAAACATAATCAGTCGTAATTATCGTTTTAGTTCCCAGTGCAGATGATACATTGGTAAGACACCCTTCACCCCCAATAACATAATCACAATTCTTCATTAAACTTGCGGTAAACGAAAATTTGCTGGTTGAATTTAAACACGGATAGTTCTTTGAAATCTTATCTTCAAGACCAAGTGCGAACAACATAACCTTTGAAGAAACTTCCATACAATTGATTATATCAAATACATTTCGTTTTCCACTTCCGTATCCTGTTCCGTCTTCACCATCCTCTGCTCTTTCATATTCTTCTTCCGTGAACAAAAAACTTTTTCTATCCCAATCAACTTGGTATCCTATTTTTACCAAGTCATCATCCCAATCACCTATGCTAACCAGTTCATCCATACTTCTTTTTATAGAATAATCAAGTTGAGGATTTGTAAAAACTTCGAAGGTATCATCGTAATCTTCAATTCCACACATTCGTTGAAATTGAGCAACCGCAGATTCATATGGACTTAATGTAGATACATCATCGTTCATCAATTGATACACCACATCATAATCTATATTTGCCGATTCTTTGTAATAAACTCCATCAATATATGGGTTATTATTAAGAAGTTCCATAGGTTGCAAATAATTGATGTCATAGTGAACAATGCAATTTGGATTCTTTTCTTTCAGTTTCTTTGCGACACTACTTGAAAAAATCACATCACCTATGTGAATATTTCTGCACTTTATTAAGATATTAGTCATCGCAGACCTCCCACCCATCAAGAACATATTCATCTGTTTTTGATTCAGGTACAAACAATGCCTCAGTATGATATTCTTGTAAAATTTGATGCTTGTGAATATCCCCAAGCATTACCATATCGTATCCGTCAAACATATACATAGGCACATCACCACCAACGATAACGTAACCCACGTCTGTTCTGCTTCGTTTGATTGCGCCATGATATACTGCAATCTTTGTTGATATTGACTTATCGGTTATATCTTTTCCACGAATATATTCACTTGGGTCTTCAAATATACCAAACACACTAATTGCAACATCACCAATTTTATACACACCTGTTTCCCTTAAATAAAACAGATTATCATTATCAAGCATATCAACTATTGGAGTCAATACATCTAATCTATCTGGATTATTTAAATTACAATCATGATTTCCTGCTATCAATAGTGTTGGGTGTATCTCTGCACATTTATTAAAGAAATCTGCAATCTCCGCGACCAGTTCAGGACTCATTTCTGTTTTGGCATGAGCAACATCCCCACCAATAAAAATTATTGCGTTTTCAAGTGCATCTTCTTTTAGCTGTTTGTAAAAGTTTTCAAATACACTTCGGTATTCCTTGTGACGTTTTACGTTTCTTAGGTGAATATCTGATACATGATAAATTTTTTCAACCTTTTTTATCTTCGTGTCTAACTCATGCATAACTTTTGTTTCATCAATGCGTCAAAACCCATTATGGGTGTATTCCGAAGTTTTTCCACCATTCCTCGAAATCCAACGTCGGCGGCATCTTCGTTTCCCATTTTAACGAATCGCACTTTGATGTCCTCATTCAACAATGTTTCTGTAATTGCTACTGCATTTTTAATGGCATCTTCGTCAAGAACCACATAAACTTCAGAAACTTTGTTTTCAATCATTTTAATTTTTAATTTACTTGGTATGTTTTTACCTAAAAGAGCAATTGCATTCCGCCGTATAGCAATTGCGTCGAATACTCCTTCGCATAATACAATAGGTTCTGAGTAATCTATTTGATTCTCAAACACCACCACATCTTTACTGACCGGTGGATTTTTGTATTTTAAATAAGCATTTCCTGTGAAATCTCTTGCAATAAAATAATTTAATTTATTATCTTGATCATATGATGGAACTATAATTCTACCTGAATAATCTCCATCAGAGCAATATCCTATGTCGTATCGTTCAATATCATACGATTTAATTCCACGATTCTTCAAATAGTTTATTGCCTGTGTGTAAGAAAAGTCTTTGTGAGTTTCGGTCAATCTTTTAAACTCATAAGGTAATGACACATACTTCTCTTCTGCATCTACCAACTTAGTGCTTTTCGGAAGTTTTACAATCTTTGATAACTCGGCAAAGTAATTGCTTGGAACTTGTAACCTCTTGAATAACGCAAAGATACTACGACCTTTTGCATTTGTATCAATCCAACTCTGCCACCTCTGCGTAGATAGATTCACAGCCAATTTTGGTTTTCGGTGGTGTGAAAATGGGCATATAAACATTGCTTCGTCTTTAGAGACGATTTTACCTTCACCCAAGACCTTCTGAAGTAAGGTCAGTAACTTTTGCTCAGAAATGCCCACAATTACTTATACCAGTGATAAAGCGATGCTACCGTTGCGTCTAACATATCGTAGTTCCTTTTATCATAATTATTTCTACTATTATAGACAATAAACTTGGATAAATCAATCTTATTTTTAAGTTGTTCACGTACAAACGTCTTGCTATCTACACCTTTTTCACGACTTTTACCGAAAACTGCTTTTCTTAAAGTAGATACGTTAATGTGATTTATATCAACCTCATACAATGCTTCAATAACATAACTTATAACTGCATTACACTTTGCAAGTTTTACTATGGTTTGTTGACTGGTTCTCCCTCCACCAAATCCACTCAATGAATCCTCAACTATTATAATTGAAGGATCAATAGATCTTGAGTCGAGATACTGAGCAATTTTATGTGCTTTTTCTTTAATGCTTGTTAATTTATGAATATCAATATAACCCGCATCAACAATTTCGTTTTTTGAACTAGATACACAATAACCAACAACGGTTGAACTTATATCCAATCCTAAACAATAGGATTTATTTTGCATAACTTATTATGTTATGCTAATGTCGGAAAAAATGCAAGAAAGAAAAAAGGTTTAGGAATAAGCACCCCCACCACCTCTTCTCATACCGGCACCTGCTGATGTGTTGGTTCTCAACCCTTGGGCAAGTCCACTAATTGCAGATGAATCACCATACTTATCTGCTTTCATATAGTTACGATAAATGCTTTTGTCAGCAGCGGTTGACTTACCATTCTCAGTCCCTTCATAGTCTGATTTTCCCATTGACTGCTTTCCGCACACAAATCCTCTATTTTGTATAATACCGGTTGAACCCTCGTTAAACTTACGAACTTGACCACCATATCCAAAATAGTCACCTGCAACTCTCTCGTTTTTAAGACCTGAGTTTGGAATACCTGGTGCACCTTTTCCAGTTGGTGAAGGTGCAGACTCACGATATACGGAGTTGTACTTTTCTAATCTATCTAATAGATTTGTTTTGAGTGATGCTCTACTTGTTTCGTTTTCAAATACTGTCTTAGGTTGTGGTTGTGCCATAATCTTCTCTCCTTAAAGGTTTGTTATTAATAAATATAAGGTAATTTTGTTTAAGTGTCATATTTCACCAAAAAATTAATTGGATAGTTAGGAACTATCTTCACGGGTCTACTTAATTTAGCAACCATAACAAGTTCCAACCCACTATAAATACCGATTGTGGTTGCAAATGGTGCTAAATAACTTCCAAGTTGATCCTTTGCATCATTTTCACGATAATCCACGAAATCTTGAAGTATTTCAACACCACGATTTTTACCAGTCCGTTCGTCTAAAAACTCCAATATTTGATATGCAACATTTCTGCTTTGAGCAATTTCACCATTTGTGAAAGTGTTTATTAATCCATCAGTCAAATCTGTTCCAGTTCTTCCTACGAAATATCTTACTAATAATTTGGCATCTACATCAGTAACCATACCATCACCATCAATATCAAGTAGTCCACGTTCCTCTAACGACTCGAGTTTCGTAAGTATTTTATTGTACTCGTTTTCACCTACAGAATTTTCGGTGGAACGAAGAAGAACATCCATAAGAATCAAATCTTCTGTTTCAGTTAATGCCAAGTCATCGTTTGGCCAATTAGAGTTATTACCTTCCTCGAATTTTATACCAGGTGTAAAATCTCCTCCTGCTGGTATAATCAATGTTTGTCCTAGATATAAAGGAGAAGCAGATGCGGTTGGGTTGGCTTGGTATATCGCATCTACTGTTACACCTGTAAATTTTGCAATAGATTCAATTGACTGAACTGGTCGTACCGTGTGTGTATATCCTGATGGAAGTACTAATGACTCTCCCACAGTAATAGCATCGTCATACCTAAGTTTATTTCCCACTACACCATTATTAACTCTGCGTATATCAAGCATTCCAAACGAAACTTCTACTGGTATTTTAAATCTTTTTTCTATGTCAATTGATGATGGATACGGAATTGAAAACTCTCTACAAATGGTTTCAAGTGTTTCTTTTTGGACAGTATAGCTTTCCTCGATATCAATTTGTATATCAACCAAAGAACCAATCATATATCGGTAAATATATGCCAAGTCTTTTATGTCAAATTGAGTATCACCATTTACATCGTAATCAATATCATCATACGAAACAGAAGTTGGATTTGTACTTACATTGAACTCAGAAGGTGCAACTGAACATAATATTTCATTTTCATATATTGCATGAGTTCCACGATACGAAACTTCAAATCCTGTATCATTTGAGCCAGAAAACATATTTTTGAAATAGTCTGAGGAATTAGTAATAACTGCAATTCCATTTTTGTAAAACACATTCCCAACATAAACTCTTTCGTCATCACGCAAAGAAGCAACATCGTATGCCAAAATTTTACCAGAAACATCTTTATCCATGTTTGATAGACGTCCCCATGCAATATCTCCATACGAAGAATAGATCTTAGAGCATTGTTCAAATAAACCAAGGTCAGACCCTTCAAATGCTTCTAGTTCATTTGCAGGAAAATCTCCCATAACAGGAGAACCAACATAAATATAATCAGAACTTAACGATACAGCAGTTCCAAACTGATGTCTGACTTTATATGGGTATTTATTTGTCTTAACAAATGCCTTTCTATCAATACTAGACTCCCCAATTCTATAATAAAAAACCGAACCTTCTTCTGCATTTCTATCAACATAATAAACAAACTCAACTCCGTCTTGTGACCACGTTCGGTCTGTTTGCGTAAATGTATCTGGATCAACATCAACATAAAACCAAACTTTGCCATCTTCAATTTTTGTCAAATCTCGATAAACACCACGGGTTACCGACCCAAGATTTTCTGTATAATCTGTCAACATACATCGAGAATTTTCTATCTCACCAACATATGGTGTTCCATTTTCAACAAAATAAATTTTATTTACCGATAGTTGACCTGTATAAGTAATGTGACCAAGAAAGTTCTTTTGTGAATCGTATACATCAATCGGAGTAGGTGTTGCAGTTTCATTTGTAACTGCCGGTGGTAACCACAGAACACCAGTTGTCATCCAAGTTGATGAAGTTATTTTAGACACATTGTCAGTAACAGATTTATCAGGTGACACAATATGTTTTGTATAGTCTGTTGGTATCCGTAGAGTGTACAAACTATTTTTATCAGTTTTTATAAAGTCGGCCGTAATCATAAATTCAGAAATTAGACTTTCATTTACTTCCAATGTATCTATTGGTATTTTTACCACCACATCTGGCATATCTCCACCGACATAAGAGCATTCTGCATTTGTATAAATCAATTGCTCAGAAACATATGTTCGGTCTGAAATTCTTCGTGTTCCTCTTCTAAAGTCTTTTACCCCAATATTCTCACCACCATCTAAAACCGATATTTCACTTGCATCTTTACTTGGTGCTCCTACCAGAAAATCAGTTCCTTGTATCGAGACACTTCTTCCGTATTCACTTGAATAAGTGAATTCCTCTAATTCATCGGCATATAATTTTTCTAGAAAAGAAATCTTACCACCGTCAACAGAAAATGCATAAACTGCACCAGCAACAAACTCTGCGTTTGGGTTATTCGGATCATTAAACTTTCTGTCGTAAGCATCACCTATGAGTAAAAACTTTTCATTAGCATCAAGTGATATTCCAAAACTTCCGTCTACATTAAAATCATAATCATATGGAAATTTTACTAAATCTTTTCTAGATGTTAAATTGTATGGTATTGGATTTATTGCCAAATTAATTCTAGATTGTCTTCCTACAAGTTGGCCTGATTTATCAATTCGTCCGAGGTAAACATCGTGCATTCCATTTGATAGTGTGAGAGTTATCATACTACCCTCAACATAAGTTCCACCCGAAACTATAAGTTCATTATTAAAAGATGAAAAGGATTCGTTCAACGGTGCATCAACTCTATAAACAAATCCAGAAGTATATTTTGGGTCAGAGTTTAAGAATATAGTTTTGATTACTACTTCATTGTCATTTACATCGGCACTTACTCTTTCAAACCCGTCACCCAAACCAATTGGATCTGTGTCAAAGTTGTAAATTCCGTTTTTTGTAATATTATGTGTGTGTTTCCAACCCACACCACACTCTGTTGTTTTCGGTAGCTTCTTTAACACATTGCAATATTTAATGCGTGAACTTGGTGATGTTGAATAAATTAAGTCACCCGTTAACTTTAGTTGCTCTCCCAACCTTCGTGATCCAGGAACGGTTATTACTTCTACTAAATCCCATGTAATATTACCAATAGAATGTTCAGGTGATGTATTTCCATTGTCATCTTCCTCGTATTGGTGTGGTGGAAATCCAGTAACAGTTCCTTCAGTTGCTATATATTCTCCGTCAAATGTTTCTATCTCAATAGCATCGATTGAATCACATGGAGTTTCTTTAAACTCAGTCTTATCAATAATATCGTATGGTGTAAGTTTACATACATTATCAACGATAACTCCTGACTCACAACCTAATGAGTTATCTCGTTTAAAGTAAATGTTCATACTGCTTGGGTTTCCATAATAGGTAAGTGTACCAAGCATAATATTTCGTTGATCAATAACATCTACTGTATAAGACTGAGTACCATATTTTGTATCTGCGTGTGATATTGATAAAGTACCTGTATATGCCCATGTTGATGTTTTTACTCCCCACTCACTATCGTCTACTATCTGCTCCGATGAAACATTGTAAGTGTTAAAGCCATCCTCTGTACACTCAAGTTGTTCAAGAGTAGGTTGTTCAGGTGGTTCATTTAAATATTTGAATTCACATTTACCACCTACGATTGTACCCACAAATACAAAACCTTCTTGGTCAGTAAAGTATATATTAGAACTAACTGGTAATCCTGTATATGTTATATGTCCTACAAACAAACCATCTATATCATATACATCTATGAAATAAGGTGTGCTTGAATTTGTAGAATCTGCGTAAGGTAGTGATAATATTCCAGAATATAGCCACTCAGAAGATATAATTCCATTGATGTTGTCATTCACACCAAGTTCGGTTGAAACAGAATAATCAATCAAATCACCTGATATTTTCTTTCCTATTAATGGTTGGTGTTCTGACAATATGCACTCGCCTTTTATTATTTTACCAGACAGACATATTGCACCCTCTGTGAAATATATTCTGTCACTTGCAGGAGTACCTGTGAACGTAATGTGTCCTAATAATTCATCTTGATAAAGCACATCCACTGGATTTGGTGTGGGTTGAGAAGTGTCCTTTGTGCTTGGTAATGATAAAATACCAAGACGAGTCCATGTAGATGAAATTATACCTGCTTCTTGGTCTGTAATTCCCTCTTGGGGTGAAACCTCATATTCCGTATATCCGTCCTCTGTACAGATACCAGATGTTGTTCCGGATATAACTAACTCTGTTGGTAGTATACAGATATTTCCTTCAATCTTACCATAAACGCAAGAAGCATCCATATCAGATGTTCTAAAATACAAGTTCATTGATTTTGGTTTACCAGTATATGTAATATGTCCTATCAAGGAATTAGAAGAGTCGTATACATCCACTGCATATGGTTCAGACGAAGTTGATGTGTCAGAACCTGACACCGACAATATTCCAGGTTTCATCCATGTAGAAGAAGTTACTCCATTTAGTTGATCACTGACACTCTCCGACAAAGATACTCTATATTCTGTAAATCCTGGTTCTGAACATTGTTCTTGTAACAACCCACCTGTCATTCTACATGAGTTTCCTTGAATCGTTCCACTTATACAATTTAAGTTATCTTCACCAAATGAAAAGTACAAACTCATAACCTTTGGTTTTCCAGTATATATAATGTTGCCAATTAAATTATCTGAAGAATCATAAACATCAACAGGATACGGAAGTGATGACTCAGATGAGTCTGAACCAGATGCTGATAAAATACCTGACATCTTCCAACCCGAAGCACTAATTCCATTTGTTTGGTCGTTTGTGGAACTTCCCACAGAAATTGTGTATTGGTTTAAGTTTGCCTCTGTGCATAAATTCGTGAGAAACTTACTTGAATCTATATAAAAGTGAGTTAACTTATCAGCATTGGGAACTAAACTCTTAATGTTATACCTAGAAACTGATTTATTATTTCTTTCAAGTTTTTCACCAGTTGGTTTTCCTACATATACACCTTGCTCTTCATCCCAATCATAATCATCAAAAGAGTTTGAAATTCTTTTCCACGGATGTGATTCAGTTCTAACTGATTTCTCAAAAAGATATATAGCACCCTCCGAGTTGTTATATCCAGGTGCACCTACAACCATATGTTTTCCTTTTATAGATACCGATGCACCAAATTCAGTTCCAGGTTCTCCTTCAATTATATTAACAAGACCCCAATGGTCTGCACCACCTTTATCTCTATCGTAAACAAATATATGACCAGTTTTTCCAAGTTCACTACATACACCTCTTATATGAGATTGAGACGAACCAACTACACAACAATTGTGCTTTAATTCAACCGCATCACCAAAATTATCGTTTATAGAATAATCTTCGTTTATCAACATACCTTCAAGTTCTGTCATCAAAAATCCGGTATTATCATTTTGTATTTCTGTTGAAAGTCCATTTTGAGTAAACGGATTAAAAAATTCACGAAGTATTTGAAATTCCTGAGTTTCTTCATTTAATTTATACAAAACCGCACGACCAGAATTTACTTCCGTTGGAGCATCTGACATAACCGGTTGACCCGATATAAAGTATTTTCCTGCGGAAGATATTTTATATCCAAACGTAAGATCATTAAAATTAAATATTGGACTATCAGAGTTAATTGATTTTACATCGGTCAACGAAGAACCACTCACTTCCTTAATTTCATTAAAAGACGATGTGCTAATCACTAAATTTGTTGCACCGTCATCGACAACTTCAAGAACTCCATAAGGTGAACTATAATCTCGTATTCTAAAGTCTCCAGGTTTTATTTTTTCACCCATTTGAGATGAATCAAACTGAACTACGATGATATCATCTTGCAACGAACGTCGTTCGTAGTCTACGTTATTATTTGTGCTAAATATGGTATTTTCCGCACGGGTATTCATCATATAGTTACCTGTCTCTGAACCAAATACCATCAATGGGTTTTTTACATTAGTTCCTGTGGAACTTAATGATGTACTAACACCATACTCATTGTAAAACAAATGCTTAATTGAATTGTACACCACACGTTGATACGATCCATCACCATTTATAAGTTCTTTTGTTTGATCGTGTAAGCTATGCCCAACGGGATAAAAAGTATCTGTTGGTTCATATCGTTTTCCACGTGTTACTTTTAATTTGGTGGATGAACTTGTTTGTTCAGGTGATAACACCGTACTTTCATCTAAGAATAATGACAAAGGTCCGTCCAAGTTTTCTTGTTCAAGTAATATATCATCAACTGATGTAATATTATCATACGACCACAACTTGTGTGTTTTAAACCTCCTAACCGATTTGTCAGAAACTTTCAACGGCTTTATCATGGATATAAATATATTTTATCCAAAATATTTATTAAAAATCAAGTTTTACCTTAATCAGTGTCTCTGTATCAAAACTCTTTAAAACAGGCACACTAAGTTTTGCCACTGCTACTAGTTCATTATTCTCATTATATAAACCTACTGTAGTGATGTAAGTCTTTGAGTCGTTTACAAATTCATCAAAACGAACACGGCCTAACCAATAATTTTTATCAGTATTAGTCTGAGCTGCTTTAATCATTGCCTCTTGGTTTTGATATACGAATGTTGGGTTATTACTATAATTGAAGTCGGTATTTCTAACTCTAATAAAATAATGCTTGGATGGAATAAACTCAGAACTTCTACACTTAAAGTTTCCACCTTGTTTTAATGCCGTAAATAATTTCAAAAAGTTTTGGTGATTTCTTTCTGTTCCGTTTACTAAATCTCCACTTTGTAAAGAGTTTGGATTTATTACACCACTCCATGACAACATTTTTCCCACATTATTAACATTTTTTACATACTCATCTTCTGACAAAGCATCAATTTGTTCTTGTAGGTTGCCCCCAAGTTCGTTAGAAATAGCATCAGGATTTAATACGATTATACCAAGGTCAGGATAAACTAAACCAAACCCCTCACCAACACCAACATTATCTGTGTTTTGTTTATTGGCATATCTTTGTGAATCTGAAAGTTCTGTATCAGCAATTGTTCCCTTTACTATATTAAAAACTCTACCTACTTTGGTCATACCACTTTGTTGAAGTATTTGTGCCTCAAACCTACTATCATCTCTAAGAGTTAGTGTTGCTGAAATATTCGCATCAAGTCCACCATTTTTAGATTTAATTCCTTGCGACAAACTTAATGTAAACTCCAAATTACCTTCGTCAAGTTTCTCACGCATTGCAGTTGATGAAAAGTTAATTACATAAATGTGGTCTTTATCTACACCAGATAAGTTTCCACTTTTTTGAAAAGTAAAACGTGAATCACCAGGTCCTAACAAAATGTTTCTATATTGATTGTAAATTGCTTTAGTAACATTAACTGCTTTTACTCCACTACCAGCAATACGAGAACCATACCCCAATGCATGGCCATATGTAATTGTCATTTGAGTCCTTGCGTTTTCATTTGAAACACCACCAACTGAAACTGGATTATCATAAACATTCGCATAATAATCTCCGTATGAGACATCTGTCCATTTTTCTTCGTGGTAGTTGTTGGTTGCGACTATATTAAGAGTACTATCTGAATTTTGCGCCGATTCATCATAGTAATTATCGTACGAAGCAAGGTCTAAACTTTTTTGTATTACGTGTTCTCCGTCTTCAAGTTGTGCAGCCGACATACTTTCAAGAACTTCTAACTCTGTTGCCGATGAGTTAACTACATATCTTGATAGAGGTGTGTCAAGTTCACCTCCACTAGATTCATCCACATGAAACTGATCCAAATGGAATCCATCAGAAAAACTTCCTGTTGAAACTTTTATTGTTCTACCAAACACCTTATCGGCATCTTCTATTTCTTTATATATCATTTTATATTAATATGCCGTTCCACTACTACTAACACTTCCACTACCACTGCTAACGCTGCTAACACTGGTAACATTGGTAATTGCATTTGTTACTGCTACTTCTGGTTGTTCACCTAAATATACTCTCACAGGAATTGTACGTGAACCACCACTTTCATTTCCGATAATAGTAAGTTGTGCAGTTTCATCTTTTGTTATTGATGCGTTTGGACGAAATGTAAATGTCAAACCAACAGCTGTTATTGCTTTTTCACTTGATGTATCACCAAGAAATAACGATGCAGATGCAGATGCACTTGCGTTGACACCTTGGCCTTCGAGTGTTCCTACTGCATTATTTGATAAAACCGCAGTGTATCCAAGAGTGGTATTGTAAACAGGATCAGTTGTAGGAGATATTGTAACCACACCTTGATAGTTTTTACTCAACAGAATATCTTGTTGTCCAAGTTCAATAACAGGAATTTTTTGTGTACCAGATGGAAGTGTAACCAATTTATATTTTAAAGATTGTGTTTCGTCTGTAAGAGGTTCAAATATGGGCATACTGCGAAGAGCTGCATCGTAGTATTGCGACCCATCTGGATGGTTTGGATCATACAAAGTATAATCAATTTCATCGTCTGCCAGAGCAAAACTAGTAATATTCAGTCCGTTCTCGGACGCAAGCAATTCTCTTCCTCTGCGAGTTAAAACTGCCTCGACCGTTATAGTTTCATTATTTAGATATCCCATAGCACTTCAATATATATATTAAATAACCCTTGTTTCATATACATAAATATTTATATATCTTTTTTTTTAACAAAATCATTGAAGTTCGACAATCTCTCCAGGTATTGTTCTAAACTTTCCATCGGCAAATCTTCTTAAGTTGGCATTTGGTCCACCGATTACTGTAAATTTTTGTTCGTCTTGTTTCTCAGAAGATTGGTTTGCTAACACATCTTCAAGATAACCACCTGTTGTATTCATAACACTTAAAGTGTTATTTATATAGTTTGTATGTGCTTCCGCATATTCTGATGATTGTTGATAGTAAAATCTAATTCCATTTGTTTGCTCTATAAAGTTATCCACCAATTGAGTTTTAATCGCAGATTCTTCATCGTTTGGTTCAAACTCCTCTCTGTTTTGTGCGTACACATACGATACTTCGTGTGTTGCTAAACTATTTAATTGGACATTTCCATAATCAAGTGTGTCCGAATAAAAAGATACATTGTCAATTAATCCAGAAAATCTACCGATTTCTATATTGTCTAGTATTGCGTGTTTTCTGATAAAACCTGTGTCGTGTGTCGCGACATATACATTATTTACAAACAACCTCGATACTCCTGATTCGTATATCACTAGTAGCACATGACTCCACTCACCAATTGGAATAGAAACACCAAAGTCTATATCCTGTTCCGCTGAAGTAGTTCCCCATACGTAACCAATATTTTGTTGTTGGCCGTTTGCTTTCAACACCATTCCATAAATTTTTCCATCTTGCGTAGTTGATGTTAATATTCCCGCAGATTCCTGTGACTCTCCTACTGGATTTATCCAACAAGAAATTGTTGCTTTGTTTGTTTCTATTGCAGAACCACCAACTTTTATGTAAGAATTGGTATTTTCAGATTCTTCACCCACATCGTTTGGAAACCTTACTACGTCCTTATAGTTTCTATCACTCCCTCCGGTTTCTATACTACCTCCGTATAAAATTCCATCACGTAAATTATTAGAGTTATCTTTTATTGAATGTCGTGTTGTCATTTTTAATCTCCTAATTTAAATTACTCATCACACGAACCTGCCACTATGATTATTCCACTTGACCATCCAGAAAGTTCTGGTGATATTACTGCGGCCATAGAGTCAACCACATAAGATGTGTAGGTTCCAGGAGGACGATTGGTAATTCTCCACTGCGGGTTCGCATCTCTCGTCTTTGCGTAAAGATAATAATTGGTGTCAGGACTAGTCCAGTATGGATGACTATAATATACTCCACCCAACACCCATGTGCCGTTATCAAAGGCCGTTGTTCCTGTAATACAAAGTGGGGAGTTTGTTTCTGCCGCTGAACTGCCTACTGGTATAGGAGTTGGGGTTGGTGTGGGAGTTGGGGTTGGTGTGGGAGTTGGGGTTGGTGTGGGAGTTGGTGTGGGAGTTGGGGTTATATACTGGCCGGAATTGCCAACGGTTGGGGTTGGGGTGGGTGGTGTAGTTAGAGTGGGAGTTGGTGTTGGAGTTGGAGTTGGTGTGGGTGTTAATTCTTCTGAATTCTCAAATGAATATGAAAACTCAAGTGTTTCTTTCTTTTCATCTGACATAGTCGGTGGTGTTGTATCTTCCTGTTCAACCCTTACCACCGAAACGGCAGGTACATCGTCAACGAACCAGAAACTATCTTGTATCTCTGACGGATCACCTATCCGTTGAGCCGACTCCCTAGTTCTAATTATGGGTGACGTTGAATTTAAATTTCCAGACAGGTCCATGGTTGTTGTTACATCGTTGACTCCCCTACCAATTATATTTCTTCTAAAATTACTTCGGTGTATTGGAAAAATTCTTTTATTGTATAAAGAACCTACATTTCCAAGGTTTATTAAGTCACTCAGTTGTGTTGGTCGACTTACTTCGTAGTCAAATGGAATAATTTTAGAAACTTCTATAAGTTTTGAATCTTCTATCTTAGTTCCTTCTTCGTTTACAAAGGCATTAAAACCAAACTCAAAGTCATCGAGGTATGTTCTAGAATGTAATTTAGTGACTACATAGTCTTCTCGTTTTCTAGGTGTAAGTGTAAGTTTCATTTCCAACGATACTTCATCAACAGAAAGTGAATAAGAATTCACTTTGGTTTGGTTAGATATTGTTATTTGTTTACTATATGCAACTTCAGTTTCATATATACGTAGCTCTCCAGACTCAGTTTTTCCAAAGAAGTTCGTGTTCCAATTAACCAACGAGTCACCATCAAATGAAAAATTGACCTCAGTTTTTTCCAAGGTATCCTTTGAAAATATTTCTTCTGCATATGATATATCAAGTGGAAGTGCAACATTATAGGTATTTGAGATTTTAGATGAAATGGGTGTCACCTCAAATTCAATCGCAGTTTCGTGTTGACTATAAATATTATTTTTAGATACAAAATCAAGTTCTGTTACAACGGGTATTGTATCAATGTTTGTATATGAATGAGGATAATTTATTTCATACTCAAATGTATCATAATTCATATCCTCGATTCTCACACTATCATCTACAAGATTTTCTTTCAATTCATTTAAATTTTCGATTACAGTCAACTCGGTTTTAGTTTGGTTTTCAAACTTACCAAGAATAAGTTTATAGTTCGCAGTCAACGATTTTGTTGTATCTATATTAATAAACTTTTTAACAGAAGTTCTTGCACCAGGTGTATTAGATATAAAATCGTCTTCCGAGAATTGTGTCTGATTTAAATACGAGTCGTGTTTAGATAAAGAATATTTGTAATACACACCTTGCAAGAAATCCACCGAATCATAATCAGTTCTTGATGTTCCTACATACCTTGTTACGGATTCAAACACTACACCTGACAGAGGAGTTTCGTATGTATCCGTAAATACCCACTTTGGTGCAGTATTGGCATCACGTGGTGTATAGCAAACAAATATCCAATTATTTTTATTGGAATATGTGTATGCGTTGTTGCTAAAATCGAATGTACCTGTTGTTTTGTATACTCCATTCGCACCTTCAATATCGCATCCAGTGACTTCAATGGTAGACGAATCAATTAGTCTTGTTTGAGCAACCGAACTCCAATCGTTTCGGTTTCTATATTCACCTATGGTTGGAAGTTGTGTTGAATCCCATCTCATTTTTTCATCAGAGTTTTCAAGAGTGGGTTTTGTTATTGACTTTTCCAATACATAAAATGAACGCATTCTAGTTGCACCATCACCTTTTAAATCAGAAACAGATACATCGAACTCTCCGAACGCAGAATCAATTGAACATATATAAACCGGATCACCTTCACGTTCTCCTTGCTTTATATACTTGGTTGTGTCATCTCTATTAACAAAAATTTTAGATGATATAGATTCTCGTTTACAATATATTCCATTAAATGCTTCGTCTTCTCCAGTGCCTCCAGAAACTTCGATTACCAACTCAGCACCTATACCGTTTGGATATGATCTACTTAAATCAAGCAAATCGTGTCTTGATGTATTTCCTCCTTTTATAGTGGTGTTTTCTTTTAAACTATATGAAGCAGCTGGATATGAATTTAAATCTTTGCAATCGTTAGATTCAATGTTGTCTTGTATTACATGACCCCATTTAATATATAAATTTTCTGTTGCAATTTCTTCACCGATACCAGACTGAAAAGGTACTTCTGTTGTGGTTGGTATTCTGTCATCAAATGGATCTGTTGATTCCGGTGGCTTTCCTATGTAAAAAATATTGTTTGCATTATCACCCGTTGGGAATGTCAACTCGTCACGTGTTATATACTTACCAAACGATCTTTGTTCTATAAGCTCACCACGGGTTCTTATATAACCAATTTTGGTTGCGACGGTTTCTATATTTTGTCCGACCATATCACGGGTATATACAGAATAAGTTGCATTTGAAAGTGAACTAATTGTCCATTTATCAGACTCATTTGGTTGGGTGGCAGGTTCAAGTTTCAACTCAAACTGATTTGATAAGTGTTTAAATCTTATAGTTGTTGTTGATTCTCCCGTGATACTTGAATTCACTCTTTTGTAAATTCCCACAGGAACTGTTTCTCGTAGAGCATCTTTTTCTATAAGTTCTCTATCTGGATCATAATCAACTGTAATTGTATCATAATCGTTTGCCATCCACCTGAGCATTACCGATGATCCTCCTGCCTTACGTGTATAAACACCAGGAATAGGCATTTTTGGATTCTTTCTTCGTATGGTCATACACCAAGCAAGTCTTTTGACTTGTGTATGAGCATCGTCTTCATATCTTTGAAAATGACGTATATTGGGTACAATTCTAAATGAATTACCTTCAACCACAGTTGAGTTATATGATACAACATCAAGTTTATCTAAATTAGACTCAATGGTGTCTCTGAAATACTCTACATCCGAACTATACTTTACCTTTGTTTTCTTTTTCAACGAAGGAAAGTATGCAAAACCTGTTTGTCGTGAACGACCAATTCCGTCAAAAAATCTCTGTAATGTTTGCCCTCCCATTGAAATAAACACATCCGATGTTATTTCTGACGAAAATACATTATCGTCATTTCTTCTAGAATCAAACTCAGCTGATAAATTTGCTATCCATTTTGTTGGAGAGGTTTTATTGAAAAATGAAGTAAGATTCAACCTTTGATAAACTGTACTTAGTGATTTCTGAATTTCGTCTTTGATACCAACATATTCCGCAATGATCCATGTAAACGAATCTTCGTTCCAGTATAACAGCCAACCACGACCGTTAAAGTACGATGGTTTTGTTCCCATCGTTCCTTCAAGTTCTCGATATAAACCATTTGCCGCTGCCGAAGCACCTGTAAATCCAAAAACTTTTATAGTATCCGTGTCTCTGAAGGTATATACAAGTCCTGCTTCATCAGAGTCTAGTCCAAGTGCCTCCATAGAAATAAGTTCATCAAAGTTTGCTTCATCTGCTTCTATAACTGAACTTACAGAAACTGTTTCTCTGTATACCAAAGAACGATGATAACCTAAATCACCACCATTTTCTGTATTGAAACTTTGTGCATTGGATTCTGTGTTTCCATATATCCATAATATATCATGCCTTACCGGTGATTCTATAGGAATGTATAAATCTTGCTCTTTAACAAAATCAATCAAGAAATTATTACTATGTAACAAAATCCAACGTCTGTTAATATTACTCCAAAATATATAATTAACTTTTCTTCCCACATAACCGTCTGGAATTAAATGTTGTATTCTAGACAAATTTTGGTCAATTATATTAACACGAAACTCATCATTCAAATCTTTTTCATTTTTATACAAAGGTTTTCCATTGTATGTCCCAATCTCAAGATAAGAACCATTCAACATATCCATTTGTCCCGTAAAGTTTTCTATCTCAATTGAGTTATATTTTTCTAAGTTAAATACTGCAAAATAGTTTCCTATTGAATCTGGTTGAACTCTTGTTGTTGTATTATCAATCGGAAGTATTTCAAGTTCGTATGAATATGAAAAATTTTCCATATTGACATCAATGGGACTCGATAAGGTTTCCTCAGAGTAAATAATTCTGTCAGTAAAATCAAAACGTTCTAAACCAACAATTCCATAATCATATGCTACCCGATTTGTTGCCGTTAACGATGAAAGTTGCACAACACCACCCGGTGATAATTTTCCAAATCCATATTTTGGCAAAATTGACCATGCAATTTCTTCATCGTCAGTTGATACTCTTGTTCCTGATACAATATCGTTTGGTTGTGGTGCAACCTTTGAAGTTACTACTCCTTGTAAATGATCTTCACTTCTACCAACTAACTTTTTTGGAATATGTGTTTCACTCAAATATCCAACAAACAAAATACTCTGATTATTGATACCCAAATTTACCATAAAATAACACACGGACTCAGATGATTGATTTAAAATTCTTTTTATATGTTCTTTTATATTAATGCTATTGTATATAAATTCCTCACCCAAATCTTCTGCATAAAGTTTATCAAGAATAGACTTAACATTTGAATTATCAATTGAATCTTCACCAGAGTTGTAAGGAGAATACTCACGTTTATATAATCCATCTGTATTATTAAATCTGTAGAACAAATCAGACTCGTATCCTACTCCCGCACTTTCTATGTTTAATACTATATCAGTTTGAGAATTCGCATCTACGTTTATTGTTAAACCACGATCCAAATTTATCTTATAGTATTTAGATTGTTGTTCAGGTAAGTCTGTCCACGCAAGAACTTTAATATTACGCAATCCATTTCCTTTTAAAGTTGCTGATAACTCAACTTGGTAATCAAATAAAACAGGAAAAGTAAATGTATCTTTGGTTTCGTGGTTAACAGATAAAGTATAATTTCCTGATATTTTGGACGAACCTCCGTGACGAAATATATCCTCGTTTCTAACCAAATAATCTGTATAAGGTGATTCAGTATCACCATAACGAATTATACTTGAGTATTTGTTTTTATACTTATTTGGAACAGGAACTAAATTTACTGAATCAAATTTCTTTGAAATATAATTTATTGCTTTAGATTCTTGGAACTCTGTCAAGTTGTTTGTTACTTCAACAGATTCAATGTTAACAATTTCATTTATGTCACTTATTACACTACCATCGTCTGATGCGGGTCTTACCCACGGAGAGTCGCAATCAAAATAGTCACGGCCGTTCACACGACCAAGGATTTTAACATCTTGTGATATACTTCCAAGACTACCTCGTAAAAGTTTTCCACTAAACTGACCATCAATAAGTATTTTCTTTTTCTCTCCGTCTTTTTCAAAATAATGATTTTCAACTTCAAAATAACCAGTTTTCGGTTGCCACACATCAACTCCGTTTATTGTTGCCATCATTTTATATCTACCAGTAAAACTTCCATATATTTCACAATCTAAATAACCAAAGATTCTACCGCTGTTAAATGGAGCAAGTAATGTATTCACGGACATTATTCTGTCATTCAATACCTCTACCTGTGGTAAGATTCCACTATCAACAATTGTTATGTAATCATTTTCATAATATGCTGTTCCACCAGTTTTACTTCCACTGAACCGACATGGCCATGTGTAAACTTTTCCTATGCAAGCATCTGCTATATCACTCACCCACAATAACCCTTTTCTTGGTGTAAGTAATCCTTCTTCTTCTTTCATGTATGTAGGGTTTTCATTTACAAGAACCCACTTTGATCTAATAACACTCCAATAAATAAACCATGTCTTTGAGCTATTTGAGAAAAATAACTTATTGTTTAGAAATCCACCCGATTTAAAAATTCCGTTGGCAGATGAAAACTCAAACACTAACTTAGAATCGAATCCTTGTACTTTTATAATGACATCCGTTAAGTTTCCATAATCTATATCACCACCAAGAGCATATTTAATAGGAAGTCTTAATTGTAACTCTCTTGGAGTATTTTCTACTTTAAACATTCTTCCACCTTCTGAATAAACTCCGTATGTAGAAGAGATACCATACATATATTGGTCAAGTGATGTATCTATAAAGTTACCTGTATAATTAAAATTAAAAGTTCGGTTAGAGTCTAGTTGATTTGCACTTGAATTTCGTTTATATGTAGTTTCACCTGTGTGAAGTGTGACGCCTCCTTTTTTGGTGTTTGGTCCTATTTGTTGGTTTGCAAACGAGGCAATATTTTCAGATGACCTAACACCTGACAACTCTATATTTTGCAAACGATTTATTTTGTGATTATTAGATGCTTTGTTCGTTATACCATCGTGGTCATGTGGATTGTTAATACTTTCCAATTCTTCTGGTGAAAGTTTTTTAAAATCTGACTGAACTTGTGGATTTACCACTATACTCTTTAATTTATTTCGTTCTAATATACTAGGTTCGACCATCAATCCTGATATTAGTCTTGTTCTTGCAGGTACTACTTTTTCAATATTTTCAAACAACGAAGCATCCACATAAGTTTTCATTATATTCAAATACATAGACCAATCAATTTTTCCAAAACCTTCTCTGTAGAATACCTTTTTGAATTCATCGTATCTTCTGTATTCACTTTTGTATAAATCCGCAGGATCACCAATATAATCTCCGAGTTCAAAACTTCCAAAGAATCTTATAATCTCTGTGTTTATTAAATCAGTTGGACTAAAAAATACTCCAAGTGTGTTGGTGTCAACCGCAAGTCTATCTCCACTCTTCTCAGTTGACCTTGCACGTGGATTTAGTGGAGCAATGACCTTCTGAGTTTCAATTCTTATTTTATTATTGCTAAATGCTTGTGCTCCGAATCCTGGTAGTTTTGCGAATTGACGTTTTCCTTCTCCAACGAAGTCGTATGGAAACTCACGTGAACGGAAATTCCAACACTCTATATTCTTAGGTGCATCTTTTCTGAACGAATTGTTTGGTATGGTTCCTGTTGGATATTCATCGGTAGACGCAGACGGATTTGCTACAGACGATAAATCATATGGATAATCAAAGTTTGCTTTGAATATTAACGAATCTCTCATTTGACTTGGATCGTCTAAATCATATGCTTGGTTAAAAAGAATGTGATTTTCAAATCTGTTTTCAGGAATCTCAATATTGTACATTCTTAACTTATTCAATGTTCCTTTGAACACCGATGACATATAATTTCCAAAAAAGACTTTGTTATATGAATTAAATTTTTCAAAAGATTCTTTTGTTGCAGGTATCAAGATTGAATAACTTACCACAATGTCTGCACCCGATGCTCTTTTAACATACATTTTTAAATATTGTGAAAACTTTCCTTCTTCTTTATATGACTTAACAAGCATTACGTTATAGTCTCCTGCTCCAAGTACACATATTGGTGGGTGTTTTTTTTCAGGACAATATTGTCGGATTCCATCATTAAATTCAAAATAAAATCTTCCGTATCCGTCACTTTGTCTACCTGGTTCTATTTCAATTCCGAGTTCCCAATCTGATGACGAGTCATCTAAATTCACACTTCTATCAGAGTTTACAATGGGTATATCCGTTGTTTCTATATTTAATTGACAGATATTTGAACGCATTTCACCGTATAAAGACTCTCCTTCATAAGGACCAGAATCTGGTTTATAGTAAAGTTTGCCTTTATTTGTTGGTATACCAGTATATGTTAGGTGTCCGTACATATCACCGTCCGGACCAATAACATCAACTGGATATGGAGCTGATGAGTCTTGTTCAAATCCGGGAGCACCCACTTCTGATGTAGCAGGTGGTATGGATAATATTCCTTGATAAATCCATCCAGATGAAGTTATTCCATTTTCCTGGTCTTTAATAATGGCCGATGGTGATATATTATACTCTAACAGACCATACTCGGTACTTAGATTCTCTTCACGAAGAGAATCGTCTAAAGATGTTTCAAATTCAAGTGTTCTGACCTCATAGGAATCTCCATGCCAAGGAATAGAGATATACTGGTCATCTTGTGTGAAATTCAGTTTATAATCAAATGAATCGAAACTAAAAATAGATTCATCCGAAGCACCAGATGTTGAGTATTTAACTCCTCCGTATTCTTTTACTTTAAACAAATAGTCTGGTACACCATAACAACGAAGTAGTGCATTTATTGAACGCTCAGTTCCGATTGTATTGACAATGTGGGGTAAGTTATTAAGAATCCTTCTCCATATTATATTTCTTCTATCCTTAATTGATAAACCGCCAGTAGGGTAATCGGAAGTCATATCATCTCCAGCATCATCCTGGCCACTGAATCTTACTCCGAGAGAGTTCATAATAAACCATACTAATTCGTTTGGAACACCTTTGTTTGGATTGTTTCTTGGTTTAAGTGAAGCACCCATGTTTGCGATGTATGTATAAATTAAATCAAAGTGATTGCCAACTAGATTTAGAAAATCAACAAAATCTTGATTACTATCGTCTCTTACTAAAAATTCAGGAATATTATTTCCAAGACTATCATCGTTTGTTTTATCATATTGCTCAGCTTCGTTTGCTCGTTCCAAATACCAAAAATAGCCTTTGTCTTTTTGAAACACTTTTAAATCAGCAGGAATGTATCTTGGTGAACGGGCTGTTCCTTTTATACCTCGAATTACTTGTTCGTATGAAATACTAAACGATAACCAAGGTCTTTCGGTTGGTACATTATCCGAGTTTGGCATATAATCTGGTGTTGCGTCTGATGAAAACTCAGAACTACTTGCCAACTTTTCAATAGATGCATCTGTTGTTCTTGTTATTGTTTGATTTCCAAAAACATTGCTTGTAATAAAAGAGTCTGTTGTTGTTACAGGTCTTGTTGAAATCCAATGATTCGTTTTAGATGTTCCTGCATCGGATAATACCCAACCATACTCCGCTCCGTCCCAATATAAAGTCCAGTCGTTAGATTGATGCGTATAAAGTGGTCGTTCATTATATACACCGTCCTCATAATAAACACCTTCATATAAAACCGTTTGAAACTTTTGAGTTGAGTTGGTCGTAACTACCAAGTTTTCTGACCTTGGCCAAGCAAAATTATCTTCAGTATAAAATAGAAACTTTTCATATTCTGTGAATGAGTCTATAATCTCCGAAAGACTTTCATTTGTCTTTTTAATGTCAAACTCACGCAATATTGTGTAAGAATCTGCACCAGTTTCATTGCCAATGGTATCATTAGCAATTCTTTTTTTTAAATTGTATATCTCATTTTCCAATTCTATTTTTTTTCTATTAAGTTTTGAAACTTGAGTTAACTTATACACAAACGCATCTAGTTTCTTCTTAGCAGATGAGAATCTTACATAATTTGAAAATTCAGAATAATCTACAGATAATTCTGTTCCCGATGTCAATTTGTTGAAATGGTTAGATATTCCAGATTCAATTTCATTTCCAAGTGTAAGATCTTCACTTGTATATTGTTTCGTACCAGACGATGAAGTTAAAAGTGATACTTTATTTGGTCCTCTCAATTTATATGTGGTTGAAACCACCTCTTCGGTTACGATTATATTTTGTATAATATCATCAGAACTAGACACATTTGACAAATGAAATCTAGTGCCTACCGTTACACTAAATGGAAGTGGTTCTGATAATTTCAACACAAGTGGTTGTTGTTTTACCGCATCGTTTGCGTTTTGACTAGATAAAGTTTGCTTTAGTATTGGATAACTTTGATTGTTTGATAAATTTATAACATTGGAAAAGTAGTTATCAAATCTATCTGCGTAAATACCCGACAACGCATCTAAATCATAAAAATGAATAAATGCAGACTTATAAAATTCTACTTCAACGGAGTCAGTTGAAAGTGTTGCCAATTTAGTATGCTTTGAAATTATATAGTCAGCACACTTAAGATATTCATCGTAAAAATCTGATGAAGTAAATGAACTTGTATAATTTGTTAGTATTACATTATTATACAACTTAGTTACCTTCTCGTAATTAGAATATATATTACTTATAAACTGATTAATATGAGTTGGGTTTATTGACTTAATATCTACTCCTAGATACGTAGTTATTGTTTTTTCGTAACTTTGTTCAAAGTCATCAAATGTTGATTTAAAATCCTCCGAAAAATCTAATCCAGTATTATCAAGTATAAAAGATACATCGTCTCTGTAAAAAGAACTGACATCGTGGTATATGTGCGAAACAACAATTCTTTTATTAATAAAATTGTCATACTCGAAATTTATAGCTGCATCTTGTGGTCTTGTTGAGTTTCTAAGGCACTCTGGTGTAATTTTTATCTCGGTTCTTGATGGAGATATTTCAGAGACTATAAGTTTGCTTTCCGACTCAGTAGATCCTATTATATCGTTCCTAAAAGAAAATCCTATTCTATATGCACCTGTGGTGAAATTTAACTTTTTTAATTGGTCTGTTGGTGATAGTATTATATTTCCATTTGCCGAGGGATATACTGAATCAAGGACTCGCACCGATGCGGTAACTGTATCATCATTGTAATTTGTATAATATAAATTTTTAGTCGTATAGTTTTCAAGACCCTCGATGATTGTCCAGGCAAGTAAATTTCTTCCTGTGGAATCGTATACTGTAAACTCTATTACATCCTTGAATGACTTACCAAATGTAGTTTTGGTAGATGTTTTTTCGAACGCCAAGTCTAAGGCACTTGACTCAACCGGATATGCTCTGGTAAAGTCTCCTGTATTTGATTCGGTGTCAATATACTTTAAATAATTTGCCATAACCTAATCTAATTGTTTCTATGTACCCATGAATGGAAATTGCTCTCTTGGTAGATTGTCATTTAGTTTTTCTGATTCCGTCAGTGGTAAAAATGGGAATGTGTCTGAAAAATCATTAGGCGAAGATCCTTCTCCCGCAGAAATTCTTTGAGAGACTATCAAGTCTCTAGATGCAGAAAATGTTTGCGATGCTTCTTCTTTGAATCTTACTGCTTTGTCAATTTCTTCATCTAGTTTTTCACTAAGTTCATCTATTTGACTTTGTAAGAGTTTTTGTTCAGTTATATCATCCTCCACATCATCTACTACCGAGTTTAATTCCGTGGCAACCACTTCGTCAACCTCATTCTGTTCCACATCAGAAAACTCACCGACAGTGGTGTCATAAAATGTCTCTACTTGCTCTGGAATTTGTTTTCTTTTTTCGGTTGGAATTGCAATTAAATAGTCTCCTACCTTGGAGTCTTGGGTTACTTCATCAATCTTAACAACAAGATTGTTGTAAGAATCTCTTGTATTTTCAAATGCACCAGTTTTGATAGCTACATCCAACTCAGCTTGATTGAAACTTTCTTTTGAAATGTAATCTGGAAATTCGTACATGATTTATGACCTCACAATAAACCTTCTTTTATCCTCATGAACCTCATGGCCAACTTCAGATTCAACCAATATTAAGAACTTATAAATACGACCAACTGCAAGACACGTGAAATCAAAATTGAAATAATGACCCCTCGCATCGCAACTTATTTTAGAGTAATGACTAAAGTCAATTATGATTTCATCAGTTTCTGCATCTCTCACCGAATACTTCATAGGTTCAAGTGTATAATTGTCTAAATCGTATTTAGATTTTGAAGAAAATGTTTTGGTTGGGTATTTTGAACGAATGCCTACCGAAATTCTTTCTCTTGATAAGGTTCTGTATTCTTTTTTAATTCTTTTTATATGTGGTATTATATCTGCGTCCATTACTTGTTGAAGTGTTGGGTCTACATCAATCAAGTCAAATGAATATTTAGATGTATCGGAGGATGGTTCTGTTTTTATGCAACTTGTTACAACCACACCAGCCAAATCAACGGAATCAATCGTTCCTGACTCTAAACTTCCTGACCCTATTGAACCAGAAGAAATATTACTTGTTGTAACATTGGCAGACTCCAAAGAGCCATATACAATTACATCTGAAAACGCACTTCCTGATTCCATAACACCAGAAAGTAGACTACCAGAGAATAAACTACCAGATTCAAGAGTTCCTGAATGCAAACTTCCTGATTCTATTGAACCTGACGGTGGACACATATGATGAGTAGGTGTTGGTGTAGGAAAAACCTCTGCTATTGTTTCTTGAACGGCAGTTGGACATACTAATTTGTTTACTTTTCTTTTTTGACATGGATTGAAAAAGTAATCATTGTATGAAACTTGTATAAACGGATAATAAATTGTATTCGTATCACTTGAATAAAACTTTATATTTCCTGCGTTATCTTGTTCTTCGTCTTTGTATTTTATTATTAACCCATTGTTGTCAATGCTTCCATCTAACCAGTACTTTACGATTCTGGTAATATCAATTTTTACGTCTGAAAAGTTTTTGGTAAACTTAAATTTACAATCTATTTCAGATGGAGTCGTAGATAAATCAAGGCACATTTGTTTGTCATACCACAAGCCACCACCAGTTGAGTCGGTATTACTTCCCTCTACCCACTTATCACTTTCACCGTCTGCATATTTCCAATTTGCTCCTGGACTAAATTTCTTTGCGTCAGATGATGGTATAAACCTACCATTACCTTCTTTCCAAGGTTTTCTAAGTGGGAAGACTTCAATTACATCCAACGGAAGCAATTCATCTGATTGCATAAGTTTTAAATTAAGAATGTATTTTACATCAACCAATTCTGATTTTACATCGTTGATTCCTGTTAAATCAAACTCAATTAATATTCTTGCTACATCATGCCCGAGTGCTTCATCATGTATACTCTTTAGTTCAATAACCTCATCAGAACCTGCATTTAACTTGCGAAGTTTTTTCTGCTTATACAATGTTGTGTCTTTAGATGGATAAATAAAAAAGTTCACTATACGACCCTCCCAACAATGTCTCTTCCAGGAAACTTCAATTCAAATATTGATGGGTCCATAGAAGGATATAAAATTTTATTTACAGTAGCACCTTTGATGTCATACTCATTTTCAGAATAGTTACCATCCTTAACGGTCATATTCTTAATTTCAAGTTTGGATATTGACTTAACTCCAGATACCCTTGATACTGCAAGTTCAAGACTTCCCATTTCAATTGGTTGTGAAATTTGCCACTTATCTATATCAAAAAACTCTCTTACTACATCTATTGCAGAATACAAAACTTCCTTTTTATTATAGTTGTGGAAAACTGATATTTCAAATTCTACTCCGATGTTAATTACGAACGCACTTGTAATATTTAGACCATCTGTTACAAGTCTGTATTGAGATAGATATGTACTAAGATTCTCCAATACTAAGTTGTTGGGGTTTATCAATTTTTTCTGATCATCAAAACTAAGCACATATAAATTTACCGCAAACGGATTGTTTATTTCACCATATACTGTATTCATGCCACTTGGAATTATGTCTGAATCAAGTTCACCCGTGGATTTTAAAATATCAAGTTGAGATTTTGTGTCAAGAATTCCATCTTTCGTTACAAATGCCTTTGCAATGCTTCCATATTTAGTTGGCATAGAATATGCACGTATAACATAATCATCTCTTGTTACTGCTCTATTTTGCGATGAAAAACTGGCAAGACCTTTTATTCGTATTTCATCAATACTTTCTGCATCTCTTCCACCGAGTGCAGGATTTGGATTGTTTACCGTAACACTGCTTTTTATCGTGGTCAAAATATTTTGTTCAGTCGGTGATAAATACTGATCTGTATCATTAAATTCTATTATACTAATCCTATTTAAAGTATTCGATTTCACATTAGAGTCCAGTCCACCTCCTGCGTAATATTTAATTGTTAGAGTAGTGTTTGATGGTGATTCGCCGTAAGAATCTGTTTTCAGAAAATTAGATGGGTCATATGGAATATCAAAATTCTTATTAGAACCAACTGCTCTTCCAACATTATCAATTGATGGTGTTATTAATTCCTCGTCCAACCTGTCTCTTCCTTGGCCAAATTCAAGTGTAGTGGTGTTATCTGAATTTACAATAGTAGTGAATCGTTTTGATGTTTTCAAGTAACGAAGAACATACGGAACTAAATTAGCATATTGACTTGTGTGTGGACTATATTTATCGGAATTTGGTTCATCAACTAAAATTGTGTCTTGTGATAAATAAGGAACTTCATACCACTTGTTTCCACTTGCGTCAGTCACGGATTCAATTTCTAAAACATTGGTATCTGGTATTTCTACTTCAAAAAACTCCTCTGCTTCACCCACGGATATGGTCATTTCTTTTACCGAACCTGCTGAAGCTCTTATTACCTTTTTTAATAAATAGAAAGTTGGTTGGCCATTTCCATCACGTTGAAATACTTGTATTTCAGTTGGTCTTGTTGGATCTTCTTCTGCAAAATTCACACTATCAAGTGTTCTAAATGTGCCTCCTGCTCCGTCTGGTAAAACTTCCATACCAGGTCTAATATTTAAAGCAAACTTCATGTCAGGAACATTTCTTCCATCGTCTTCAATTTTTGAAGGTACAAGTTGCATGATGTCTAGATCAGTCGCAGCTGCAGTTGATGGTTTTGGTTTGTAACCTAGATAGTTCGCAAGCGTAACGACATTGTTTCTCTCGGAAGCATACTGCATGAAACCCTCCTTGAATTGATAATCAATATAATAAGACAATACATCACCGACATAACTTGCAAGTTCAATGAACATCATACCTGTTGAATTTTCACTAAAATCTTTGTATGTACCAGGATAATAAGACTTAACATACTCGACTAAGTTTTGCTTAAAACTATTAAAGTCTTTGCTCAAATAGTTTATATCTTTTCCTGAAGTTATTTCTGAGTAGTTGTCCATTATTATACCTCTATCTTTATTTCAAGTTCTTGTTCCGAATCTGGTATATTACTTACACTAAATATAATATTTAATGTTGCCACATACGGATCGTTTTCCAAATCACGTGTCGTTACAACCGAAACTATAACTACTTCTGGCATCCATGTTTCGGCTGCATCTTTTACCGCATCTTCAAATAATTCGTCTACATAATCAGGAGTGTTGGGATTAAACAACAAAGCACGTAAGTCACTTCCATATGTTGGCATCATTGGTCTTTCACCCTTTGCAGTCATAAGTAAAAAAGCAAGATTTGTTCTTGCACGTTCCAGCATGGAGTAAGTTTGGGCAAAAAACCCATCTCCTTCTCCTCTTGAATATGGTATTGTAATACCTACTGGAACTTCATTTGCCAAAATTAATTACCTCCTTTTTTCTTGTCCACCAAATTAAGCAACTCAGAATAATCTCTTGTTAATGCATTGGAAACATGATCTGGTAAATCATCTACATCTACGGCCTGACCTTGGAAGTCTGTGATCTGTTCTGTTACTTGCTCCACACCACTTACCATAGAACCTTCCTGTGGTACTCCACCTACTGTTGCGTTTAGTGCTTCGTTCAAAGCTGCATTTCGTGTAAAATGAACCGTTGGTGTTTTCTTTGGTGTTCTTACCATTTTCTTGGGTGTATCCTCTAAAACTTTTTTAGTTAGTTCCACAGGGTCAGCTACCCGAGTCTTCGCAGACTTAAGACACTTATTTACACTTTCTGTAACCAATTTAGGTAAATAATCCTTTAGTTCTGCTCTAATGGCAACCCTAATTATTTCTATTAACTCATTTTTTTTCATTGTTTGTAACCTTTCTATCCATCTATAAATACTCTGGTACTTAATAATG